CTTTCTCTGCCTCCGAGCCTATCTTCCCAAGGGCCTGTGCTGCGTATTGACGAACGTAGCAATCCTTGTCTTTGAGAGCTTCAGCAAGGGCTGGGACTGCTTTCGCTGCTTTTGGGCCTATCTTTCCAAGGACATAGGCTGCGCGATGACGGACGTATTTATCCTTGTCTTTGAGAGCTTCGGCAAGGGCTGGGACTGCTTTCGCTGCTTTTGGGCCTATCATAATAATCTCCTTTCCAAGAGATTTGTAAGTCGAGTCATGCCTAGATCAAAAGTGTCTAAGTTAATGCTCGCTTACATACTAGATATAACAGGAATACCTCGAAAATTAAGTAGTTCTGATAGCGAAGAAAACCCTGCTTTCACAGGGCTTAAGGGGTAGGAGATCAAGAAGAAGTTGGGGGCTCCCCGGTACCCCCGTTCGATAAGCACCATGGCTTATCGCACTTCTTCAAGGTCATAGGTATCAGGCACTTGCACTTAGGGCAAGGCGGAAAATTTTTCTTCCGCTCTTCTTCTGAAGAGATTGCCCATAAAAACAGATTTAGGTCAGTCACGACACCCTCCTTCTAGAGTACCCCTGGTTTAATAGCGTAGGGCAAGTGTCGTAATTCTTATAACGCTTAATAACTAATAATTGAGTAGTTCTGATAGCAAAAACTGATTCGAATTTAACAGTTTACTTACATATTAGATATAACAGATAATAGTTCATAATTAAGTAAACTTAACTATGTAGTTAGTACCTTATATGCCGGTAGTAAGGAGGAGTAATAGGAGCGGCTAGATTAGAAGCCTTGTTGAGATTGCATTTGCTGTTGAGGTTGCATTTCTTGCTGAGGTTGCCCGTCAGGTCCTGGAGGAGCAGGGGCTTGCCCTGAATCTCGTATTCTCTCCATAATCTTAGAAGCTAAAGCGTATAGAGCAGGGTCTTGTTGAGCCAGATTACCCATTTCCTGTCTACGCTGCTCGTAAGGTAGCTGTAGCCACTGTTCTGCTAGTTGACTCGCTTGTTCTTCTAATCCTTGGAGAGATGCGGGACCTTGACCACCTTGTGCGTTAGGATCTCCTTCATTTCTTTTCATTTGTTTTTCTTGGAATTCTTTTTCTAACTCAGCTTCCAATTCTTGCTGGGAATAACGCTTACGTAATTCATCTTTGATACTAGTACCTATTGTGGACAAGAATGTATCGTCTGCGATCTTCTGAGCTCCAACAAGTTGCATCAACAAGTTCTTCTTCTCTAAGTCATCTACTAAAGTAACTTCAGCCCATCTACAAGATATGCGAGGTAAGTGGTAATACCTAGATATTTTATCTGCACACCATTGAGATAACTTATTCATACCATCTATCCATGTAGACATAGTATTTTCCAGTAAGCGAAGCGCGACGGGGGCAGACTGTATTGTTAAGTCCCCATAAAAGAGTTGTTGAGGAAAGCCCATACTATTCATTATCTCTTCGTTTGCGAGTTTTATCTCTGGCATCAAATTGAGAGTTTTTCCCTCACCTCCAATAGGCTGATAACCCACTGGGAAAGGAAAGAAATAAGCATCACCTGGATCCTGTCTATGCTTCTTAACCATTTCTAAAGCAGCATTTTTAAACCTATTCATATTAACAAACTGCCCAATATCATCTCCACGAGTATCAGGATACATAACTCTAATAGGTGTTAAGTAGTCCAAAGCTATCGCCTCATTCGCTCTTCTTAAGATAGCATTATAGTAATGCAGTTTAAACGTTCTCAAAGTAGTAGGAATTCCCCACTCAGCATTTAGTCCAGCAAGGGAGCTAGTCTTAAGATGAAGAATGCTGTCAGAGTTAAATGCTAAAGTCTTATTTTTTTTAACTATGTCGAAGAAAACTTGGGGCAACCCGGCCACAAAGTTAATATCTCCAGACTTGATACGTAACTTATCTTTAGGTGGAATTGTATAATAATATTTACTTTCTCCAGTGATACTGTTATGAGCAATATCCATGTAGTGAGGATCCCAGCGTTTTAAATACAACCCCTTTATGGATCTCGAAGGTCTATCCACTATCTCCATTATTCCTTTATGTCCACATCTACAAGTTGCATGAAACTTGAACTCTTCAAATCTTACTTTAATAGCCTGTTTGATAAGAGTTTGCATCTTACACTTATGACATTTTAAGAATCGTGTGAAAGGGAATTGCATAGATACAAAGCTGTTACCATAAGAGTATAGGTCAATTCCTATATTCCCTATTTGGTCCCTAAACCCAAGCTGATTGGTCATGATTTCTTCATAACGATTCTTGATGTCTGAGTCTTCAGTTCCAAACTGTAAAGCAGTAATGGGATACTTTACTGTACGTTCAATACAGTTAGCAACTACACCATTGTTGACGTAGATATGCTCTACCCACTTAAACATATCTTTAATATTGCGAGGCATAAATTGAGCTGCAATGTCAAAGAAAGGTGAAGGGAAAGAGAAGTTTCCGCGTCCAGATGTACCGGGAAACTTGTGTATAAGCTCCCTGTCACTAATTCCTGAACCGAATCCTGTAAAGCCTGTGTTGGACATGAGGATCCTCTATAACTGATTTATTTATTTTGATAGTCGACTGGATTTATTATAGCTAAAGAAAAGAGTTCATGCCTATCTTTTATTTTTAATAGCTACGGAAAAGCTCGTTATCCTGTTTCGAGCTCTTCCTGGATGTCGTAGAAGCGGAGTTTAGCATTCTCCTCGTATGCTTCTTCCATATCCGAGAAGTATTTCTCCTCTTGGACATCACGGAAGTAAACATCTTTCCCTGCAATCCATTCATTAATTCTCTCCCGGAAGTTGATGCTACCGGGGGCGTCCAGTACTACTTGGATGCCGTCTTCTTCATTCCAGAGAATCCAAACAAGGTAGTCGCTGCACGTAGAGAACCTAGCTTCTCCCGATGATCCTTTAGGATCATGAAGAATACATTCGCTCGTCATTGAGCCGAATAGCTTGGCTTGAGAGCTTAGCGAGAAATACTCAAGATTCCACATTCGGGTAGTATATCCTGCAGTCCTGCCTTGAGCTAGCAAGGCCCTAATCAAGTACTCAAGGTCCCTTCCTGTTTCTGAAGGAACAGTTTGCAGAAGATCTACCACAGGATGTTTCGCATCCTTGCCCATGAGATCTAGGATCTCATCTTCGTTGAACCCTAATCCGTAGAGTTCTCTCTTAGAAAAAGATTCTACGGTGTTACGTATGACATGTGTAATGTCACTTTGCTTTTCCCAATGAGAGTCATGTAAGTACTCTGGATCAGGCTCTCTCTTATAAATTTCGTCTATGAATAGGTCAGCTTGTTTCCTAGACAGAAAGGCGGGACTACCATAAGGATTGTACTTAAGAAACTCCTTGTAAGTTACAGGCATTCCTGACCTGATCTTATAGAAGTAAAGTTGCTTAGGGTCGCCAGTGCGTTCAATGTTTCTAAAGATTGCGTCCATGTTATTTCTCCTAGTGTTAGTAAGTATTAATAAATGTGCGTACATATTATCTATAACAAGAAGAGGTATTGTTTTAATAGCTACAGAAGAAGGGGGAGCCTTCAACTTAACGCCTCCTTAAGGGCGCTGATTTTAAGGTCAAGCTCTGAGAGCTCGGCCTCTAATTTGATAATTTCTTTCCGGATACCTGGCAAAGCGATCCCTGCCAGTTCGGAAAGTTCTTGTTTATGTCGGCGCTCGACAGAGAGCCAAGTAGCTCTCCGGTCAAATACTTCTTCTCTGACTCGTAAAACCAGAGAAAGTGAGCGTTCGACCATAGGTCGAGAAATTCGACCTGCTTTCCAGAGTTCAAGTAGTTTCATCTAGTGCAAGCCTTTCCGTTAAAGTGGTCGTCAATGAGCTTGGCACAAATAAAGCACCAGTTCTGTTCTTTCCCCACCTTAGAATAATCTTCCGGTGGGGCGTCACAGATACAACGAGCATCTGGACGCTTACATTTAGGACACATTATTGGTCCTCCCAAGGGGTGACGAAAGACTTTTCTTCCTCATCCCATACGAGAGGAAGATCACAAACAGCTATTACAAGCTTTGCTACAGAAAGATCTGCGGCATTTAGTATGTCCATAATAGCAGTATTGTCTATTCTGAAGGCCTGCTGAACTTGTGTCCTGTACCAGCCTAAAACTAGAAAGCCTAGCAAAAAGACACAGAGAAACAGTGTAAAAACCTGTATCATAATATCATCCTTTTCTAAAGTACATGTACATATTAGTTATAACCTATCCAAGGCTCAATTTAATAGGTAGAAGAAAGCTTCATTTTGAAGGGTTGATGTTATTAGCTAAATCTAAAAATCCAGCCCAAGCTTCCTCTTCCGTTTGAGTAAATAAAGTCTTGTCTACGAACTTAACCAAAGATTCTATAACCAAGCCATGCATTTTTCTTTTGGTTCGTAATCTAGACTTAGCTTGTAGTGTATAACAAGTAGTGCCTTCATCGTAATCTCGAATCATAGCTTGAGCAATGTACATATACTCCCTAGAGGAAGTAACAAATAGCTTTTTCCCTCGTACTACATGCCAAATAGGTAGAGTGGGATCAGGGACCTCAGGAAATTCCACAGGTGATTCCCCATACCTCCAAAGCTTATTAACCCTTACACGTAGACTTCTTCTTAACATGATTATGTACCTTTCATAAGTTGTAAGAGATAAGAGGAAGGGAGTTATCCTTCAATCTTCTTCCGCCCAGGTTCAAGATTTATCCTTGAGAAGTAGTATGCGACATATCCGATTTGACTCGGATCTGTAGTTCCTGCTTCCGTTTCTCTGAAGTTCACTTTCAGAGGGGATTCCTTTGTTAGCCATGTCCTCTTTTGTCAAAACTTTAGCAGGGTTGAAAGCTTTTTTGTAAAGAATGTTAAGCTGCTCAGCTGTCACCTTGAGTAACTTAGCTACCTCTCTACAAGATACATCCTGTACCCTTTTATATTCTCGACATGGGCGTTTCTCTTTCCACTCACTTTCCCAGTACCAAAATTGGTTATCATACCCTGCAATAAAGTATTTACCTTTGAAGGTGTATACTTCTCCAGGGTGGATTTCATTTTTGCCCATATTATCCCTCAACTCCTAAAGACCTGAGCATTATATCTCGGGCCTTAGCTAGATAGACAGTTTCCCGCTCACCACACCATGCGGCTAACTTCTTAACTGCTATTGGATTTTCACTTTGCAGCAAAGACTGCAAATGTGACCATCTGGCATTGGTCATGTTGATCCGAGCTTTTAATGCCTTCTGAAGGAAGCTCAGAAATGTGAGAGGAGCTAACTTTTTAAGTAAGACTAATTTGCCAAATGAGAGTTTTCCCTCGACAGTATGGTTAAGCAGAGTTTGAGCATACACATGCTCATTCGTATGTTTGTAGAGAGCCAAGAGAAAGCTGTTGAGGAGTAAGTATCCTTCAGATACCCACTGGGTAGAGGCTAGCTCAACTTGACCTTCAGGGAGTTCCAGCGTTATTATCCCTGGTGAAAAGAGATGGTCTACTGCGTATGCCAACAAATTAGCAGACTCTTTGTCTGCAAAAGTGAGGTACGCATGAATTGCATCGTACAGATATACGGGACCTTCTCTCTCAAAATCTGAGAATCCTTTTGATAAGAGGTAGATCCAGAGATTAAAATTCCGTGAGTGACTATAATCTTCATCTTGTGCACTTGCAAGATGTAAGATCTGTTCTTGGTTTATTTGCAATAGTTCGCGCTGTGCAAACTCTTCTGCTTTAATGCAGAAGTACGACTTGTCCTGTAGTCCCATAATAACCCCTGTTTGATGTCGAACGAAAAGGAGGAGCAAGTATAAACCTGCTCCTCTAGGTAAATTAGTCACGGTAGGAGAATCCATATGCTTCAACAGAAGCATGCATCTTCTCCTGTTGTTGCAGATTCTCCTGCTTAACAAGATCGATGAAGTTACGCGTCACTTTCACCCTACCTTTGTGCTGGTATGGCTTGAGTGATCTGTCAACCTTAATGTGAGATACACCCAGGAGAATCGCGTCATCCTTTGAGATCCTACGATCTCTGAAAGCTGTCACGTCCGGAATCCGGACCGGCGCATCTGAGACGCATCCAGGATAGAAAGTAGCAACAACTTCCTTCCCGTTATGTGGGCTGAGAATGATCGTGCCGTGAGACACTTCAGTCTTTAACAAAGCGGTTGCAGGGAGGTTATCAATATGAACCTCCAAGCAAAGCTCAGGGAAATCATCGGTCTCACGAGGATGCCGGTTGATCAATATCATAGGAGTGTCTTCACTCATATGTTTGATATTAAGGATACCGAGGACTCCCGGAATACCTTCAAAGCGAATACCTCGACACACAGCGGAGATTCGAGGATCGTCCATAAAGCCGTCTTCTCTGTGGCCCAAGACAATCGCATCTGCGATGCTTTGAAACGTCTGAGGAGTCAGGAAGTAAGATCCTGCTCCTTCTCCTGGATTGCGCATATCCAGGGTTCGCTGTGCATTTGAAGGAAAAGCTTCAACAGCGGCGAGAAAAGTCTCCCGCAGCCTTGCTAGTTTAGAATCAGTCATAACTTGCTGACCTTAGAGTTAGAGTAATGTGATTGATAAGTATTACGTACGAAAAGACTTGTCTTGAATCAATCAAGCAAGAGTAAGACCTTCCGTACATAGTACTTATAACACCTCCTAGGTATTATATTTACCAAATATAGCTCCTAACATAGGAGGCAGTCCTTGGTAGAGTTGTAGGCAGTCTCCATACAGAGAACTGAAGGATTCTCTATTCTCTCCTGTTCCTCTGTAGTATAAGTCTTCATCATTATAATCAGAGACTTGAGTCAGAAGCTCTCTCACTAACGTACGCCCTTTTATTACTGTGTAGCAACCATTATGCTCATACCTCAGTTGGATATCTCCTGCCCGAAGTCTATGTACCCAGTAAGCAGGCATGTCCTTAGTAAAGTTTGGGTTTCGTTCAATCTCACGTCTTTCTCTATCCATAGTTTTTACTCCTTTCTAGTTACTTATAACAAGGAAAGAGTTAATAGCTAAAAGGACTTACATTTACCGAAGTAAAATGCCTTTTTCTATAAAGCCCAAACTATTAGAGTTGATAACAGGAATAACAAGCCGTACCCTATCGCTTTCCCTACGGAAAAGCATATTGCATCTACTCTCTTCCTGATTTTTTCTCTCCTAGCCTGGAGAGATTTAATCTTTAGGGACTGACCTTTGTTCCGTAGCCTCCATCTACGGTCGATCTCCCATTGAAAATATTTTGGATCCATCATAGTCTCCTTAAAGATTAATGTTGTACGTACATATTTCTTGTAACAAGGAGGGCTTAGTTATTAATAGCTAAAAAATTACACTCCCTAGGAAAAACAGTGGGAGCGTAATTTAGTGGTAAGCCTCCCGAGGCCTACCATTCGGTCTCTTCCCAAAGACCGTTTTCAACGGCATATATATATGCCAGGACCCTTTTCTCCCATTCTTTCTTCCAGGGGGAGTTGGTACCACGTTTTTCAGGAGGTTCTATTTCCCTCCAAGATTTCTCTCCAAGAGCATCCAAAGAACAGCCCTCGATCTTATAAGTCCAGTATTCTTGGGACCCGTAAAGTATAACTCGGTATGAGTTAAACCCTGTAAGAGAACTGGTGAAATCCTGAGGGAGATCACCTTCCCAGATTTTCCGAGCAGTAGAAGCCATCATAGTCTCCTTCATACAAAAGATTAATGTTGTACGTACATATTTCTTGTAACAAAGAGAACTTGAATGTTAATAGCTAAAAAAAGACAGCCGGATACTATCCGACTGCCTCTCTCACGACCCGCATGATTGTAGCCCAATTATAGCTACTTCGTGACTTCTTTAGATGTTTGGATCACCTCGGTAAGGACCGCAACCTCGCTCTTTAACGCGTGTAGAGTTGTAAGGGCAGTCAAATGTCTAGATCTTGCAATTTCCCATTCATCGGGAGTAATTGCAGTATAAGTTTTATTGAATGGCCAAGTTAAGCCTGCCCTAGAAACAGGTGGACCTAATTCATCTATCTTGGCTTCCAGTAAAGCTATGGTCTTTGGATCAGGATTAATCAAGAGTAATGCCCTCCTTTGTAAAGTTAAACCTTTTTTTATGTATGTAAAAAGATCCTCTACCTACAGTAGGTATCGCAATCTCCAAGGTTTCTGTGGTGGAAGAATTTGAGATAATTTCAAAGTAATCTCCGAGTACGTGGATAAGAGTACCCAGAGCTAATCTGTTATGTGGTTTAAGAGCTAAAACCAATTTGAATTCCTAGCATGTTAAGATATCTACAAAGATGAACATCTAGAGTAGTAGTAGATTGTAAGTAAATAAGTCCGCTAGAACTGAACTCAATTGTCGGATAAGTATTAGTGATAGCACTAACCTTGTACAAATCAGTATCTAAAATGTTAACTAAAGGAGCACGGTAGCGTTTAAAATTGAATATCATGGTTTTGAAATAAGATCTTTCGGATAACAGAGACTCTAGACGGAGAAAAGAAAATTTTACGTTTAGGATCAAGTAAGCTTAGAAAGGATAAAATCATGGTAATGACCTTAAAGCGTCTTTTTGAGAGATACCCGCAGTAATAGCAGATATCTTTAAATTATCGTCAAGCATCTCCAGAAATATCTTTTGTAGAGCTTGTTGACGTTGCCTTATTTTTATCCAACTGAAACTCATTATCATCTAATAACTCGTTTATAGTTTTAGGTGCACGAGTGGCTTTCTTGCCAGACCCGTCATCTTTGAAAGATTTACCTAACTTAAAATCAGCTCTTTTTTCTAACATTATTTAATGACCTTTATACGGTGTTCTGTTTTAGGAACTTTATTAGCATCTTTTAAACGCTCTTTTACAGCAGTTTTCATGCGATTGAAAGTGTAAATGTTACGTAATACTTTTTCTGCTTTGGACATAGCTCTCTTTACACTAGATCCAGCCATCCTGCCAGGTTCCCGTAGCATAGAACCTAGTATAGTGTCCGAGTCATAGAATACTTGTCCAAAGGCACTTTTAGGCCTGTAGGACTCTCTAACTGACTCACCGGGAACGTTACTAAGTACTTTACCTAGAGAAGCATGGAGAGCTCCCAGTTTGGCTCCATCTTTAATAGATTTGGTATCTATGGTTTTCTTTTTATCTCCATACAATCTACTAGTGATAGCACCTACCATACCTCCAGTGAGAGCACCTTCTATAGCATTCTCAGCAATTCCATAGGCATCCCCTGTACTACGAGCTAGTACTCTCTGAACTCCTTCAGGTATTTGAGATAAGATAGTAGCCATTAACATTCCTCATCTAAGATGATAAAGATCACAAACTTTTGACATCTATAATTAAAACTAGTATCCATGTAAGACACCGGGTACTCTTCTCCTTTATATTTTAACCTAAATTGACTTCCAACTCTAGGATATAAAGGTGGTTTGCTTCTATTTGTGTCAAAAACCATAACAAAGCTACGATTAGCAAGAAATGCTTCTTCAGGCTCAAACAAAAGACTTCCTATTTCGGTCTCTAAGAATACTTCTTTTAGAGGAAGTTGAACTTTTTGTAAATTAGGTTTAAGCTCGAGAGTGTTTTCTTTAGATGACTTATTAAACAAAGCATCTATCACATCTTTATCTAATTCAGAGGGAGAAGGTATCTCTATACTAGTCTCCGACATAGTAGCATTTGATAAATCAATACTTAGGTACTCAGGATGACCTTCTACAGGATTGTGATCTCTATCTACAGGACCTATCGTAACTCCCTCTTCTGTGATTTCCATCCAAGTACCATCCTCTCCTAATGTAAGCAATCTATGTTTAGTAATAGTGTCTGAGTATTCTAAAGGAAACTCATCTCCTGGGGGTTGAAAAGTGTACTCATAACTGATATCTAAAAAACCATCTACTTCTTTTGTCTTATAAGCTTTTAGAGACTCCATTAGCTCATGCAAATCTTTTTTAGTACCAACCTCTCCTCGCTCAATCTGTTGTACTATGGTACCTGCGATAGAGTCATCTTTATTTTCTTTTAAATCTTGATAGATATTTTCAAGCTTAACACGTTGTTCCGCGCTAACTGATTGAAACTGCTCTATAACTTCCACTAATGACATTGCTTCTCCTATGTGAGAAATAAAGAAGTAAAATTGACTTCCAGCATTCTACTCTGCACTACTATCAATCTGCAAAGTTAAAGTTTTGCAAACCCTTCAATAAGGGAGTTAAATCTAAAGCAGGAGTGTCATCATCCATTATAGACTCATAGATACAGGAGGTAGCCCAGCTACCTGCCCCAGCTCCAACTAAAATTCCAGCACCGAAAGCAACGCACATACCTGTAGTTAAACCAGTAAACATATAAATTCTCTATTCTGTTATTAGCTTTTAATCTGATAGTTAAATAATTCCAAGGTTTTCTACCGTTTTTCTAAGTTCTATATAGATCTCAGAAATTTCTATCCAGACTGTGATCCAGATTAGATCCAATTTGCGGTAGAACCGGAAGAAAACCGTCTTTACCTTTTACTTATAACACTTTTTTACAAGTTTTAAGTAAGAGATAAATTTTTCAATCTGGATCATAATACATATACCAGGTATTAGCCTGGTTTTAAGTCCCAAATATGTCTAGCATCTGGGGAGAAAGAAAGTGCTAGGCCTGTATGACTAGTTACCAAAATCATCCATCCACCTGGCACTTTCATCCTATATGTAGAAACAGGGTACCCATCATTCAAGGGTTCCCACTTTAATTTTTGCTTCATCACTAAGTACCTCACTCATATCTACATCATTGAACCACATACAATTTTTTTCATCAGGATTAATATTTTTACATGCTAAATAATGTAAGTTATTAAGTGCCTTGAATCCGCAAGAAATACACATAGTTTCGTTAGAGAAAGAAGCATTAGCTAGTACTTTAGGTAAGACTAATCTTCCCTTACACATAGGGCATTTTGCCCCATCTACTTCTACTGTTTTACTCATCTGTATGAGTTTAAGACTACACTGACTAATGAAGCTCAACTTCTTAATAGGTGCCTCATGTATCTTAGTACGACCAAAGTCTTTACGTTTAGGTGTGGAACTAAAAGGATAGAACTTGAATTCTTTACGTTGTTTAGACTTAGCAATAGCTGCTCGGACAACAGTCAATTCCTGCCATAAGCTATCATTGATTCCTTGATAACCTATTTGATAGTCTAATCCTCTATCGGTAGCGTATCTCCAATTAGAGTCAACCCAGCCTAAAGTAGCATCCTTACCATAAGCCAAATTTTTAGAGACCCCGTAATATCTCTGCCAAACTCTTCCTGTCCCCACAAAAGTGTCATCTTTAAGAGATACATATTTAGTATATCCTTGGTGAATACCTCGTGTATCTCCTGCAGACCCACAATCATAGCCTGAGATCTTTCGGGTAACTGTAGGGTAATACAACGACCAATAGGCTAAGTATCTATGGAAAGCATCGAACGGCATAGGAGATTGAGGACCTGTCCCTGCTACAAAGTAATTATCAAGATCATTATCCTCAGTTTGATCAAGTATATCCATATCTACAGGCCAAGGAGCAGGGTAATTGAAAATGTCCTCTTTACTAAGTACATTCTTCCCAGTAGGAAAAGTACGATACTTACCTGCTACAAGAGTTAATAAACTTGGACTATTAAAGGGAGTTACTGTTTCCCAAGCATTACTAAAAAACACTGAATATAAATTACAGCAGGTTTGAAACGCTAAACCATAGTTCACATGAAGCATAGGTATAGTTACAAAGTAATGCCGATACACATTAGGCCATCTAGTTCTGCGAACGTTAGCTGTCTTCTCAGGCAAACACAAAGGGTACCCTATCTCTGGAGCATACAAAACCAATTGAGGAATCTTTAGTCTACCAAGATCTTTCAATGCTACGCGAACACATAAACCAAGGCTAGGGTCTATAGGACGAAAGAACGCTGGGTTGTTAGAGGTGTCTTTTAATAGTTTAGTTTCTTCCCAGCTCTCAGGAGTACAAATGAACCCTTGTGTCCCTGCTCTTAGACAAAGGTTAGTGTTTCCTATTACATAATCATTAAAACCCTCAAAATCGGTCGAGAGCTCTCCATAAATCTTCATACGATACTCCTAAAGAGAAAGTTTCTATTTCTTAAATGGTCTACCTATCTGTATAGTGATACCTATCTGTATACTATAACTATAAGGTAGGTATACTGAGGGGTTCAATACGTCATTTTTGTATCAAATAGGTATAAAGTATACAGGTATGCTACATTTGCTATATAAGTAAGGATACCATATGCTGTCTAGGATACAAGCCAATTTTAGCCCTTTTTCTACTTATATACATATATTATACTTATATGTATACCCCCTAATGTCTCTAGAATTTTAAAAAAGTCGTTTTTTCCCTCTGTATCCTAGTAGTTTGGTCAGAGGAGTTATATTATAAGAGTTACAGAGCTATACATATAGGTAGAAAAATGACCAAAATCTAAGGGGAAAAATAAGTGGTACATTTCGCTCTTATATATAGAGAGAAGGGGGGGGTGTAAATAGGTATAAAGTAGTCACATACGTATAATTTAGCTCAATTTCAGCCTGTAGCCTAGTGTCCATAAGGGATCCTTACTTGTATAGCAAATGTAGCATACCTGTATACTTTCTACCTATTGATACAAATATGAGCTATTCGACCCCCAAATTCTACTTACTTGATAGTTTAGCTATACAGATAGGTATACCATTACCCTGACCACTCTATGTAAGTTAATCTGCAAGAATTCCCTAGACTTTCTAGCGATTCTTTGTTATCAAGTTTGTCGATAACACTGTACAGGAAATCAACCAATCCTTCTACCTCATCTATAGAAAAGCCTGGCTCAAATAAATAGCCAGGCTCACTGGTATACATGTTCTTTACGTATATTTCCGGATACTTAGCAGTCATCCCTAGACTCACTTCATACTCATAATCCTCGACCAGTATCCTCATCAACTGAACCAGCTTGTTGTAATCTTTCAATGTCCACTCCAAAGTCTAACGAGTAAATTTTTCGCCACTGCTCTACTGTTCTATTATTAGTGTGCTTGTCTAATAGTTTTCTTAATTGTATCCAGTTGGTATCTAGGTAGTTGCCAGTTAAGTCAGCTCCTGGATAAATTTGAGTATCACATTTAGTTATGTCAACCACTTGATGTTCGAAGGGTGACCAGTGACCTGATTCCTTAAGTCTATGGAATAAGCTACGAGCAATCGAGACAGATAATCTTCTGTAAGATATCTTAGCACATGTCGTAACTGACTGGATGATCCTTTCTTCCAAAGAAAGTGCTTGGCTGTATGGTAGGTGCCATTTATGCTCAGTAGGTGTACTATCATTTATTTCCTGTCTAATCATGTCAGATAATTGATGAATACATGACTGAGCATCAGAAGATGATCTAAGTCTAAAAAAATTATCCCAACCTTTTTCGTTGCATACTCCAGTCATAATAGACTTACTAGTCCTAAAAGGAGATAGAGGCCTATTGATTACCTCTTTAGCTATGCCAACTTGGTACATGTATTTAAAATAGGTATTCATACTATTAAGCTTATCTATCATAGTCTGTTCCAAGTTGGTCCAAAGTCTAACAAAATCTTTGTAGGCCTTGTCTTCAAAGTAACTGTAACTTTCCATCCCTTTAGACCACTTACCTACCTTTTTAGGTATAAACAAAGGTATATCTCTAAATTTAGAGAAAGGAACAGCACGTTGGGACTGTGTATTTTTGGATATAGATCTATGTTTATTAATCTGTGCATCTATATAAGTAGGATGCTCAACTTCTAAAGTTGTTATCCTCTGTCCTTTTGTATTAATACTGTCAAGTATTACTTTTGCGTACATTTGTATATCCTAGAACATATACTTCTGTCGATCTTTTCGACATTCTTTAGTTTGTAAATCTCTTAATAGTAGTTGTCGAAAGTTTTATATACTTATCTTAAAGTGATTTAAGAAACTATAGTTAACTTTTATGTATTAATCTTAAGATATTCTATAGCTTCTAAAGGCCAGATTAAGTCTCCGTGAAAATCTACAGAATAAAGATATCCAGTATATCCTGCCTTTCTAATAGCCCTATCTTTAGATAGATACGAATCATCTAGAAGTTGAATTATCATAGCTTAACACCGTTTTCTTTAGCATACTTACGAGCTATTTTACTCCAACCCCCTAAATTGCCTTCTTGAGTATAGTGATATAAATAACCTTTGTACCCAGCATTTAACATAAGTTCATCTACTTCTAAGTTAACCGACTTAACCATACTTACTATCATGTCCCTAAGGCTATTCCTATCAATATTACTAATATTACATATAGAATTAAAAATCCCGTAGATAAATTATCATGTAACTTTTTTCTCATCATGTTCCTACATAAAAATAGACAGCTGTATCAGCTGCCTTTTGAAAATACTAAAATATTACTCTTTTAAACTAATAGCTATAAATACCCAATAATACTATAACAATTATTGGAATCAAGATCAATATTTTCATTAAGTTAAAGATTATCTTTAAGTTTAAAGGTTTCTCTCTTTTAACAATTCTACCAACGCTAAAAATAAGTTCATTATTTGCAAGGTAATCTCCAAAAGATACAGTTACTCGTTTTAACTTATCTGTCATTCTTTTTCTATTTAACTTTGTTAAGGATATCTTTAAATTATTATTGGAAGCATACCTTTTCAAATAAGCTACCTCAAAGGTTGTTGCTTCTACTACTGCTAACATATTTCCTATATAAATTAGATAAACATTTCTATGTATGACTGGTTTCATGTCTCACCTCATCTTACTCTCAATGCTAACAATGCTAACAACGCTCTCAATGCTAACAACGCTCTCAATGCTAACAACGCTCTCAATGCTAACAACGCTCTCAATGCTCTCAATGCTAACAATGATTTCAATAAGTAATATAAATTAAATTCTAAGCATATAATTCTATGTTCTCTACTACAGCACCCAATGCTTCCATAAGCCTCTCCAATCTCTCTTTAGAATACCTGCTAAAATGAATAATCATCAACTTCCTCTCTTATGTACTGCATAATTCTAGCATTAGTTAATTCCATATATAAGTAGCATTCTCACACGGAGTGATCTCCTTCTTACATAATTTTCCATAGTATCTTTCCCAGGTAATCTATTTAGTCGCTGAATTTCGTCAGAAATCCATTCTTTATCTTTAGAACTCACAAATGTAACAAACATCTTCTAATTGCCTCCGTTAATTTACAGATGTCTTTACTCTACTTCGTCGGTTTTATTAAGTCAATGTACTTCAACTGAGTTAGTTTTTCATGTCTAGTAAATAATTCATTTAAGATATTTGAACGCTTGTAAGGTACCCAAGATGATTTGTGAACTTTATGAAATACTTCCCTTAAATTAGTTATATCCTTGGGATGTAATAATATCAGTATCATATGGCTCCTATTCCATATAACTAGTAGCTAATCCCTGTACTGGTAGCTAACCAATTTATTATGCATATAAACCAACTGTCCACCACATATAGGATGTAGGATGCTTATACTTAGAATCACTTCTATACTTTTTATATGAAATAATCAAGAGACCATCCCAGGTAATACATAAACTTCATAGTTTCATGTAAATAATACTTATTTGCTCTCCATGCAAAAATCATATAGTCTCTATTCTAAATGTATCTTCTAGATAGTCTCTAAAAGCATCCCCATGAAATTTAGTCAGTGATCTCAGCTTATGTATTACTTTTAGAGTACTCGAATATATTTTGTTGCCTGGCCTAAAAAGCTCTTTTTGATCATTACATACTCTAATAAGAGTTTCCTCTAAGAAATTATCACTTATAAGATCAACATCTTTCTGAATAATTTCAATATTATCGAGTATGTTTGACCAGGCGTCACCTTGTAATAACAATCTAGCTTCCATGACTAAAGATATTTTATCTGCATACGAAACTACTGGATCTATACATTCAAAGTTATAATTTTGACTTCGAAATATGTTAGTTGCTGCATATTTTTCAAGATCTCTTGTAGCCTTGTTCTTGAAGGGTGTAGGTATATCTCCAAACATACACTCAGTAGCGTCATGCACAAGTCCTTGCAGTATAAGATGATCATACCCTAGTACCCATAGAATGTAAGCTACATGTATGCTATGCGCGAAAACATTAAAGTCCCAAATAGTATTACCTGAGAATCGAGCTATTCTGCCTAAAGATACTAAAATATCTTCTATATTTGGAGGATCATCTACGCTGCATAACTTACCACTATAAGTGTAAATTTGATGTTTGAACCCTAAGTCTGTACACATCTTAATTTTATCCCATTAGTCTGTAATTCTTCTCCTAATATATAAGATCCTATCACAATTTGTCGCCAAGTCCTGTATTTTTTGTAACTGATAACCAACTCAGTATATCCTCATCTATATCCTTTTCAAAATCATTCATTAATTCTCCAGCTAACCATTTGGCCCAATTTTCACAATTTCCAAAACTTATAATCATCTCTACTCTATTTATTTTCCTAGCTAAAATTTTAGTAAAGTCATACTTCGAATTTTTTGTATCTATTGCAAGTAGATATTGACATATCGTGAAATTCTTTATTTTTATCAGTATCTACTATATCCTCTATCTTATCTGGAAAGTAACAGTAACATATAGTCATCTCTATTTCTTTAGGATTCCCAATAGAAGGTTTCTCTCCTTTCCAAGATTCCCAATCTTCTCGTCCTTCTTTTATTACATCACTTAATCCATCTCGATGTACATATACTCCCTCTATGTATTGACCATAAACACATGTCTTACAAAGATTTTCACCTTCTGCCATACAACCTCCTACTAGTTAGTCGTAGAAGCAGGAGGGGCTAAAGCCCACTCCTGTTCTACGTCTACTTTAGGTTTATTTATCTACCCTTTTAACTAGTAATCCTATAAGCTTCACTATAGATTCAATATCCTCAATTTTAGTTTTAACTTTAATATTGGCCTCAAAGTCAATAAGTTCTTCAGTCTTATTACCTACACTGTTGATGCTTACATTGCCTGATTCCCCTACTGGAAGTGAAAAGCTAAATGTAAGATTACGACCAGTTACTTTTTTTTTAGAGTCAGTTTTCATTTTTTCTATCATATCTACTATCTTCCTAAATCTTAGAGTATTTTGTTCATTGCTTTGAAGTTACTTTATAAATCCTACCATATATGAAATTTCCATCTAGGCTGACGCCCCTGACGTATATGGTCTTCTAATATTGATTCCAGCTGGTTTCTAACTTGAGATATATGATTTTCGCAAGCATAAGAAATAGGAATAACATCTAAATACTCGCTACTAACTAATAACTGGTATATACCTTCTTTCCTTTGATAAAAGAAAACCAGTGCTTCTATGCGACTACCTGTTTCACATCCTCTACATAGAGGAACTTGATACTCGGATAAATGTAAACAAGCCATAATCTAATACCTACATTGAGAGAAGAAGAGCTCTCGAGCGCTGTCGACTTCTTTATTATCGCATATCGGAGATATGCTTTACAATATTGCTTTATATGCAACTACTTACGTATTAGACTTTAAACTGCAACTTACAAAGTTCAGTAGTTACTACCGACAGACTAAGTAACCTCAGATTAGATTTTTGAATTTATTTTAGATAAGAACAATATACCTTGAAGCGAGAGATGCATTAATGAAGTTTGCATCTTCTTGCTCTAGGATATCTCTCCAGTACTCACGTTAGTGAGCAACACAATCTTGAGCTTAACTCGAGGGAGTACGTATAATTATTCTTAAATATCAACACATATACAATAATTCCATGCTAACCTTACTATGATTTCGAAAATCTAAAAGATTTCTGTTTAACTTACTTAAGTTAAATGGAATTTTTAGATTTGCGTTTTCATAGAAATTACAATACTAAGCTTAACTTAGTGAAGTACGAATTAATTACATATTGATATCTATGTATAGCTTACAAAGATATTAATAATTTCAACAGAAAGCCTGCGTACACATCTCATTTTACCGGTACGCTCCTTGATTTATCAAGGGTGTATTGAAAAATGAGGATGCAAATACAATACCAAGGTTACCTTAGTTAAGTACAAATTATTAGCTAGAACCCTTGGACATAATCATCTATAGTTCCATCTTCATCAACTATCGCTAAGCGAAAACCAAACTCTTTGGCTTCACAGACCAAATCCAGTAAAGCAAGTGCGTTGGCTATAATCTCTGACTCGCTACCAAAATTTGTTTTTTCTAAAAGTTCTTTGAATAAATCATCAAAACTATCTTCTAAATTTATGATAAGGCCCATGCTGACTCCTAATCTTAAATTAAACTAAAACTTAGTTGGAACATAGTATCAGTTTCTGGATTAGTATACACTCGGAAACATTTATCTCTAGAAATATCAGTCATTCGATCTATAACTTTTAAAGTTAAGTTAACAATGCTAACGTCGCTCTCTTGGTAGAAGGCATTTAACTTGTCTAATGTAGTACCTAAGAATTCAATATCAGGAGCATAATCTTTAAGTATTAGTTCAAGAACAGGTTCTCCTAACATTTCTTCTATTAGGTTACAGCAAGGGTAGTTTAGTTTATTTTTTCTACCTAGAAATTTTTTATGATCTATACTGCGACCCCATTTATCCATAAGAGGTAATGTTTTTTGAACTAAACCTTGTAAGATAACAACGATATCTTCATATCCGACATAAACGCCATCTTCAATGTCAGCCTCTACTCCCTCCCTGTAGTTTATTAGACTCGGGTTTTTGGATACTTTGAGCTGAACTCCGTTGTACGTGTTGAATAGTCCCATGTTTTGGAATCTCCAATATTGATTCTTTCATGAACAGAATAGATACACCTACGTCTGTTTGGGTAAACGAAATAGTTAGCTTGTTAGCATCTCCTACTTCTTCGAGTATTAATTTAACATTCTCAGTCATCTCTTCTTTATTTCCAGATACATCTGGCAGAAGAGATTTTAAAGCTTCTCTGATTATCATGCCGGGATCATCAAAGGTTAAATCAATTCTAGCCACAGGCAATACACTCATATCTCTTTCCTAACTATCAACATACTATTTTACCTTATGTTTTTCCCAAAAATTAATAACAGCTTTAAAATTATCTATATTTTTAATATACATACTTTTAACATTCAACTCACCCCCTATGAAAGTAGGAATGAGCGTAACCTTTAAACTAATGACCATTTTCTCTCAATTAATTTTATACAAAGCTTTTCTATTTTTTCATAATTTGGCTCTTGAGGCAGTATTTTGGGATCCGAGCCAGAGAGCGTATCCATACGTGTAAGGAGATTCTCCGATTCTTCAATGATATGACTATAATTCCATTCCCCATTTCTTATTGATGACAGCTCTTTCCAGTCTGGTCGAAGTACCAGTACTTTTCCCGTTTCCAAGATTTCCACTCCCATGCGGAGTAACCGTATGCAATCAAACGCATGCTCAGTATCATACTTTACTTCCCCGATTAGATTAACTTTCTTTTCATCTTTCCATGATTTATATTTTTTATAGTAAGCCATTTTAAGTTTATACGTTTTACCGTGAAACCATGAAAACGACTTAGCATCTCCAAAATAAGCTTTAACGCGTTCTTTATCTACATGTTGGGGGAACTCATCATGGGGAATATTGAAAAAGTTATCTATTTCTTTTATTTGTTGTTGGCTAATAGGAAGCTTAAAAGCACCTGGATGCTCAGGAGGATTGTCCCATCGTTTATATTCTTGCAATTTTTTGAGCTTAAACTTGGCATACGCTTTAAACGTATTTTCAGCTTTCTGTGATAGAAATATATCTCGATGTTCTAAAAGCTCTTCTCCTACACTGTCTATATGAAGTATATTTTTCTTATCTGTAAATAAGACTTCCAGTATATTGGGATTACATTCACTAGCTCGCTTACAAAAAGTTCTGATTTCATACATAACTGCATTTGAATCTTTAGACTCAAGTGGGTTAAGTTTAGTAAAAGGAGAGGTATAGTATCTACGTTCTGGGATATAAACACCTTTCTCCTGTCTAGAACTATCTTTTCTCTCAACTCCATAAGCATGTGATCCACATAATACTTTTAATACATCCCAATTTTGGCTACACGTCATCTCATCTCCTTGTAACTACTTACTATAAATAAATTCTGTTTACCAGTAATCTTAGTGAGGGTTTAACTCTTTGTAAATCTTCAACTTCATATAGTTTTCCAAATTTTCTCCAGATAGGACTACAACTCCAGAAACTTATTATAGATCTTTTTATAGGTTTAGGTTTAGCTAAGCAAGCTTCTATAAAACTCTGTGACTTCACTACCTTACATTCTCCTAACTAGATTTTTTGGAGAGGGAAACTTATTTTTAGCCAGTTCCCTAACATTGGAAGGTAAATTTTCTACCGTATTATTCTCACGGCATTTATCTATTGGACATACTGTATAATAATAAATAGATATCTGTCTACCATCCACCCTATCTTCATATATGAACTTACTAACATCTTTATTTTTTATCTCTATTGTAGAGCCACACTTGCAGCAGATAATGTTCCTCTTCCAAGTATGGTTAACTATTCTCATCTTCTACCTCCTAGAAAACTTTTTTACATAGTAATCTTTATTTAAAAAAAATAGTTCCCACACTTAGGGCATTTTCCATACTTTTCTCTACATGCAGGGCAATCACATGCTTGAAGTAAGAAGTCCATATCCCAGACTACGAAGCATTCAAAGCATTCTACTCTCATAAAGAAAGATCTTCTTTTTCTTTTTTAACTACTTCTATTACTTGATTAAAGTTAAGTGACCATAATTTATCTATATTGTTAAACGGGAGACATATTTTAGTTTTATCTTTAAATTCTAATATTATATTATGGCTGTCAAACCAAACTAAGTAGCCCTTGTACTCTTCACCTTTTACTTCAGCAATTAATAACTCTGTCTTATAGTGCTCTAAGAATAATAGGGCTACCTGGACTCTTCGAGGATCTTTACTATTCTTGGACCAAATAACTCTTTCTTTTTCCATTACAAACCCCAGCTTCCTTACTGTATTTTTTTACTTAATATTACTTAGAACGCCACCATAAACATGGGTATCTACATCTAAAACATTTAATAGGGGTATCGTAAGCGATTCTACTCATAATTTCAGGTGTCTGCCTTAGCCATTGAATATAACAGTTAAGGCAATTAGCTTTATATAAAAAAATAAGATACCTCCTTCTTATATTTTTAATTAAAGACTACTGCTAAATAATATGGAATTTATTCTTTAAATCCCCAAGTTTACAAGTCTACTCTCTCTCATCTAAGCAATTCTAAGTCTTTCAGAGTACACTTATAACCATCCTCCTAGAGGAGCATACAACTTAAAGTTTAATATACATAGAAGAGGTTTCTTTTGCAGCTCGTTGTATACCTATTAAGTATAATTTATGGGTAATACTTAATTCAGGTTGAATAATAATCTTATGTTCTAGCTCTAATTGTCCTTCTTCTGAAAAATAGAAAGAAGGAGAGCCGCATCTAGAGCACTCTCCTTTTTTATTTCCAGGAAGATAATTAATATTAGATCTACAGCACTGACTTTTGGCTCTCTTCATCTTGTTGTTTGACATCACTAATTTTTTCTTTCAGGAGATCCTGAATGTAGTAAAGATCAACAAGCTCATATCTTTCTTCCTTATTTTTTAGAGTAGGAAGTAACTTTCTAAAATGAGCTCGTTGAGCTTCTGGAGCCCAAGAAATAGCTTCAGATAAAGTGAATCCTTTGAACTCTGTTACTCCGATACATCTGCGTGGTCGCTTGATGGCCGGATCGATTTCTTTAATATCCTCATTAGCAGTAAGTAGGAAAATAAGTCTAAGTCCTTGACCTAAGATTCCATCTGTAAGATTAAGTATAGTACTAAGACCTTTACTTTCCCGACATTTAGCTGTGAATAATTCTGCATGATCTTCTAAAATTATTAGTCTAATAGGATTATCCTGATATCTGGAGTAGGACTTACTAAGAGCTACTTGTCTCATGTAGGCTGATTGATTTAGGAATTCGTGAGGATCAAGAATAATCTCAATAGAAGCTCCTTTACGAAAGGCCCAATCTCTCGCAAGAGCTCGAGCAGCATAAGTCTTCCCTCCCCCAGGTTTACCATGCCAGATGATAACTTTACCTTTTTTCTCAGGATTATCTAGATTCTGTATATGTTTTAATTGCTTGAATACTGAGGGGGTATAATTCTTTTCAATATCTTCTAATCCAAGGCATTCCTGTACTCTGTCATAACTAATAGCTCTTCCTTGAAAATAATGCCAGAATTTAAATTTAACTAATTCTTTAGAACACTTAGGTTTAGATTCTTCTGTAAACTTAGATATGAAGTCTTCACAGCTAGCTCTTAGACTAGATATATTTCCTCCAAAAATTTCAGTACTAACTTTATTCTCATTTTCAAAAGTCACAGTAAGGACTTCTAGTTTAATTGGATGGAGAAATATAAAATCTGCATAAAGATTTTTCTTAAAACAATCAGTAAGGTGTTTAAGTTTAAATCCCAATCCCTCAGCAATCTTTATAATTTTCTCAGGAATATTACCTGTTTTTTTCAGGTCAATATTTCTCACAGGACCCTTTAAATTCACATTAAGCTTATATTTCTCTAAAAGTTTTATAATATGATGCTGCCTCCACAGTCGACTGTAATAGTCACTGCCATCGTGGATTACTTGCAAGGATCTCTCCTGTATGTAAGGGAAAAAAGATGTCCCGCCCTGCATCTCCTGAGGTTATAACCCCCCAGGAGAATACAAAGCTTGAGTTGCGACCTCAGGGATAACGCGAGTAGGATTCGCACCTACGACCTTGGGGTTATGAGCCCCACGAGCTGCTAGACTGCTCCACCGCGCTATGAACTAGGAATCAGGAGGTACTGCCGTTGATAAATCCGAAGGACCTGAGTCCACTAAGCCTCACCCGAAATAGAGGTCTGATTTATTCCCTAGTAATAAGATAGACACAGATAATGTAGAAGAGGGATATGAAGAAGTAAATGAAGTAACTCTCCTGTTTTAAAGTGTCTAACCACTGGAGTAGGATTCGAACCTACGTCTTCAAGGGCATTACCTTGCTGCTAAAGCCTTGCACTACTCAGCTATCCAGTGATAAAACATTGTTATTTGATTATACCTAATTCATATGCCCTCTTACCGATTTCGGAATAGAGAGCGGCATTAGGAGATGATCTATTAAATTGAGGCAACATACTTGCTAGCATGGAGCCGTAATCCGGGCCTTCAGATGAGAACCGAGCAATAAGTGATGGTCCGCCTATCTCAGAAGGACAAACCCACAAGTCATACTTGCGATCTTGAGCCCTATAAGGGCCAAGAAATACACAAGCATCACAATCATGTGTATATTGAGGCAAAGACTTACTCATAATTTTAATCTCCTGTGTGGTGGTAAGAAGTTAAATAACGCGAAGAGGAGTCGAACCTCTACTCTCGAGATAAGAGGACTCTAGCAAGCCATTATCTCAACAGAACACCCTTTGATGTATTCTTCCTCGTAATGCTAGTTATAAAGAAGCATCAGTGATCCGCGTTACATACTACTACAGATAGTATTAAAGAGAATTTTAATAAAAGAAGTAACTCTTTTAGTTAGGTAGTAGACACTTTTTGTCGCAAATAGGTTGAAGAGTTTAAAGTTATAGAAGTAACTCTTCTACATGGACCTTTAACATCCTGCATTCTTCAGGGCGACAAAATACGGAGATCCGGATTTGAACCGGAAACTCATAGCTTTTTTATAAACCATGTGAAATGCGCTAATTTTTCTATCTCCGTAAGTGAGCTCAAATAATTAATAAAGGGAATTTCTAGTTTCGATGAAGTAACCTTTATAAGTAGGAGCTCGTAGAACCAGATTCTAAATTAGAGAACCGAATTTGTCAAATTTGGTTTATCAAGAAAGCATCTACTGCAAGAACTTGATGTTTACTAACTATATCACTAAGAGTATTAATTTGCTTACCTGCTCTAGTCGGTATAACTTGAGTACTTTCTGCTTTTAAAATCATAGTAATAATTTTTTCGCTGAAACCCCCTAAGAGGTTTACTCTTGGATGATTAGCTTTCGCCATAGACACCTGGGAAGCTGTTAAGTCTACACTATGTAACCATACATCTGGATTAATCTTTTTTCGATAACTTATAAGATTATCTTCAAAAGTCTTGCGACTAAATCTCTCTCCATAAGTCTGTAAATCTGAAAGTATAATTATTCTGTCTACTTTAATATCGTTCGTAATTAAGTAACTAATGCATGATCCAGCGTCTGTCCCATGTCCATGGATCCTTTCATGCTTACTTAGCTCTTCGGCATTCTGTATAAGTGATCCACCTCTCACTAAAATTATAGGAGCAACTATACTTCCAAAAGGAAAAGCAAACGATTCTTTACTTTTAGCATGGAAAATAGCTCCTAGCAGATTACCTATTTCCCCACAGGACATCGTTGACTTTCTTGATACAGGCGCACACATGCTTCCGCTGTTGTCAATGAATACTGCGGTATTTCCTGGAATATCTGCTAAATTTTGAATACTGATCTTTAAACATTTTTCAATCTTATTTAAAATTTCATCAGTAGATAATTCAGAGTCTAGATCTCGAATAGCTTTATACGCCGCATAATATCTAAAGGGTAATTGTTTACTATTTAGAACTTTCTTTTCATCGGATATTTTTGCAATAATAGAATCTAAGCCAGATACTTGGTGTTCTATAGCATTACGTAGATTTCGTAAAGTAGCCATATAAGGCATAAAGTTAAATGCTGCACTCCAAACTTGTTGTTTCTCTTTTTCAGCTTCTGGCCGATTTCCCATTGCAGATACAAAATTCTCCCAAGTTAACCCAGCTTCCTTAGCTATAGAGGCTAAATTTTCAATACTAGCAGTATTCGATATAGAATAAAACTCTTTACGTGCTTGTAAAATCCTAGGAGCCGTATCTACCACTTTATTATTTACAAGAAATTCAAACATAGCTTTACTTATAGGGAATCCTTCTTTATGGCGAAATCTTTTAGGGAGTATGCCTCCTCTAATTGAAAGTAGTAAGTCTTTGAAGTTAGGATGTTGAGTTGGCTTATTGTACTTAATTAGAGAATATGAACTGTATGTCATTAATGCAAAAGCCATACCTTTCTGCAAGCACCCTGGTATATTAGCTCTAGGATATCCCTCTTCCCATGTACCAAACAAACAGTTGTATATTTCCAATAGTTGCAACAAATCATCAGGTCTACTACATACAGCAGGAACATATCTACTTACAGGGTTCATAGTCTTGTCATCTCCTCTAATATATTTACTAGCTACAGCGACTAGTAGTTGAGGAAATAGACGCATATGCATCTCTTGTCTTGCCCATTTAGCGATACATAGAAGATTTTCTGGATTATCACCTTTAGCTATCTTAATAGCTGTATTTAAAATATCAGTTCCTCGTTCATCAAGAACCTTATCGTTAAATTCATTATTCGACGCAATAGCAGCATCTGGATAGAATCCTGGCTCACCCATGTACGCCACCGAAGCAATTAGCTTCTCGGCTGGATTAGATATCGAGTAGACTATACCACTCTCCTTATTTAGTACAATACTGGTGTCCATTGTAGCCTTACTTTTATTAAATCCAACTTTTGCCATTTAGTCTGCTTTCTTCTTATTTTTAGAGCGGACAGCATCTTTATATAAGGTATTGCTAATGAAGCTCCATGTTCCTTTAGCTACTAATACATCTGCTTGAAATCTAGTAACTCTCTTAACTTTTCCGGTACTATTATGCTGTATATTTATAGATCTATTTTCGTTTCTCATAATATCCCACTTTTTCTATGTTCCATCCACTCCTACTTGAAGGAGTCAGTTTTAACTTCTTGCCTGAAATATATTCTTCAGCTAAACGGAATAGCCGGTCTTTAGAAATTTTATGAATTCTAGAAAGATGATTAAGACTCAGTATCTTATACTTACTATCCTCATAAATCTTAAACATTTTAAATATTTCTTTTTTTGAAATAGGAGCTTTTTTCATAGCCATCCTTATCTACATTTATATTTCGCACCGAGGGTAGTTCCCGTAGGTCGAGAAATTTGTGTAGACGAATAGTCAAACAAATTCGCAGAACCGTAGGGTGAACGTACCTGGTGAAAGTTCAATAGAACTGTAGAAGTTCCAGGATACATAAGGGGAGATCGTCTCTACTCGTCAGAGTAAAGATCTTTGGCTTTCTCTAGAAGTGATGTATGATCTGGATCTTCAGATCTATACACCTAAATAAACCAATAAAGAACATATTTGGTATGCTCATCTTTAATAATAAAATCCAGCTAGGCATAAATCACATATCCAACTATAAGGATATCCTATTCTTAAATATCGACCTGAGTTCCTCCATTTACGATTCTTTTGTTGATTACTGTTACATATAGAACAGTCGGGATACCAAAAGTTTATAATCATAAATAAAATCCAGATTAAAGAGGTGGAAGCCTAGTACTTATAACATCATCTAAATCGAATTAAACTTTAGGTCTAATTTAACTTGGTCAATTTTGGACGCATCAGCTCCGTTTAACCATGTATTTATATGTTTCGATGTAGTTACCGACCAGAATGCATCAGTCTTATAAAAACAAGACTCCTGAGGCGAATACATCGCAACAGGAGTCTCGTAGCTTACCAATATACTTGTTCCGTCAGATAGATTTATTTCTGTTGACGTATTACTTAGTTTCTTTACTTTCATATCTTTTTAAAATATTTTCTATTTGCCGAAGATTAAGATATCCTTCATCGTCAGATTCATCATCTTCCGAATTTAATTTAAGATTTTCTATCTTATTCTCAGCTTTAATTTCAGCCTCAGATTCTGACTCAGCTTCTACAGCTATAGTCGCTCTTTGCTCTCTAATATATGTGTATGTATATAGATCCATATTTACCTTTATTGCAAACAATAGTTTTAACATTTATTAATAAAAAAGCTTAGCTTTTTTCTTAGATTTTACTTTCGGTAAAAACTTAAAGAACTTATGACTAGAATCACCATGAGGGAAGATATTATAATCATCAAATTCTGCTTTTTTTTTAGTCTTAACTTCAGGACTAGTAGTTTTAGAATCAAAAAGATAATAAATTTTTTCTTCTTTAGCCCATTTTATAATCTGTCGTATAGGTACAAATAAGCCTTGCTTATAAGTTAGTATTACTACAATACCTATGCATTTAAAATCTTTTTTAAAAAAAACACCTCCCCCTGAACACCCAGGAATTACCTGGATATTAACTTGATCTTTAGGTGTTAAAGCAAAAGGTATTTTTCTATCCAAATAAGAAATAATTCCATCGAACAATGATATAGGTAATCTATCTCCATAAGGAGAACCTATATGCCAGACTTCAGAGCCTACTTTAGGTATAGCTTTTTCTAAATAAAATTTAGTAGAAGATTTCAAAAAAAGTTTAGGAAGTATATACAACACTGCTGCATCAATCTTAGTACTGTATTTAAGTATCTCTGCTTTAATTGTAGTAAGGCCTATTTTAATACCTGAATCATTATAAAGTTCTCTAGTTATAGTGATAGAATATTCTTTTTTAAATTTTTTAGCTTTAATGGATGAATTTATTACATGAGCTGCTGTAAGAATATAAGTGGACTTATCTCTATTAAACAGCACTCCAGTTCCCATTGAAGTACGTCCATTTACTATAGATTTAACTAAAACAGAGTTTTCCCTAATAGAGGTTACTGTAGCGTACGCGGGACTAACAAAAAAGATACTTAAAAGGAGGACATAAAAGGTATATTTTCTCATGTAAATTTCTCAAACTTTCCTCTACAAGATACTAACTGGAGGTATACTACTATTTTACAAAGACAGATATACATTCGAAAGTAAAAAGAAGTTCAGATATATCTTTAATTAAAAGAGGTATCTTCATCCTCGTCTGAAACCCAAGAACTCACAACTATCATTTCATACTCAATAGCTTTTTTAAATTTTTGTAATAAAAAATTTTCAAATATTTCTGCAGTATCACTATCTAGAACAACTCCTAGATCCCATCCAGAAAGTCCACATCCAGCATAAGATATAACGTACCCTTTATTTAAAATAGCTCTATGGACTGCTTGAGACATCCCTCCTGCTTTATCCATTTTATCTTCGATAAAGGTATCGTCATTTGCTACTTCAAGATCATCTAAGTCAAAAATAATTTGTTCATTTCCATGAATATTAATAACTACAATCACGTATCCTCCAATTACAGATAAAACGTATTACCTAATCTAAGGTTATACCTTAGTTATATCCATAATCCTTACACATAAGAAGATCTTCACGCCTTCGTATTTTTCGTCGTCTTTTTTTGGCAAGTTTACGGAGGATCCTTGCCTCTCGTTTATATTCCGGGTTAGTAGCTAAGCAGTCGGCTATCTCTAAATCCATTTCACTTGAAGCTATACTTCTCAGTAATCTTTTGATCTGTCTAGTGTTCATAGTAGGATCTCCTTTTTTATTATTTTTAAGATGTTTAGGAAGATATATCCTCTCTAATAACAAGTTTAAATCCCCTTCCATCTAAATAAACCATAATTCCAAAGAAAGCTTTTTCCGCATTAACGCCTTGAATATTAAGAGCATCTAATACAAAATCTCGTAGTTCCAATTCTTTATCATTAAATCCTGCCATTAGACATATCCTCTATCTGGCTGCCTTACATTGAGAATGATATTCCACAACCACATGTACCAGTGCTACTGGGATTATGGAATACAAATCCTGCTCCTGTGAGTCCATCTCTGTAATCTATAATAAGGCCAGTTAAAAAGAACATCGATTTAGCATCTATAATAACTTGGTGATTAGTATCTTTAAAAAAAATAGTATCAAATTCAGTAGTTGTTTCAGTAAGATTACAAAGATACTCAAACCCTGAACAACCACCTCCTTGGATCCCAATACGTATACCTATGGAATTATTGTCTTTAGTAAGACATATAATCTTATCCTTAGCTAGAATTGATAATTCAACTCCAAGATCTATGACACTCTCTAATTGTTTCGTGTCCATCGTACTCATCTATGTACCACCCATTTTCATTGTTAAAAGGTATATCTATTATACTTAAAGCTGAGCCGGAACCGTTAGCTTTAATACCAAGTTCTCTAATTACTTGAAGTAATATGGGATTTATTCTAAAACTTAAGTTATGACACTTATTACCAAAGTATTTAGTACTATATTTATTCCCCTCTACATAGTCCTCATTTAAGAAAAACTCAGCATCTGGATTTTCTAGATCATTAGTTTCATCCAATATATATGTAGCAGTCATTCCTAACTGCAGGCATCTCTCTATAGCTTCTAAAGATAGGGAAAACCCTCCAAAACACTTATTAATTACTACTTCCATTTTTAAGTTTATACTTTCTAAGATCTCTCTTATTTAATTGTTTTTTTTCTATGCAGCGCTGTCCTTTTTTATAAACCCTTATTAAATCATTAAAACTAACTTTCCTTTGGAAAAGATAATCATAATAATTCTCCCAACTACGGTATTTTGATTCAGGAGTTGATATAGATTCATATTTTACCCAATACCAGATATCATTTAATCCTTTAGCTAAATTATAATTATTTTTAAATAAAAATCTTTTAGGATATTCTTTTTTTCGATCCCAAGTATCTGTTTTTTCTCGCAAGCAAAGTATGCCTTCGGGATTAACGTATAGTAACTCATCGTAAGGTTGAAATTTATATAATTTATTATCTCCATCAGAGTTAATAATTTCAGTGTAAGGTACACAAATTTCATTATCTTCATAAAAAGTATAAGTCTGAACTAAATCTTTAATATGATTTCTAAGATGATACCCTCTAATATTTCTATTATCGGTATCTTTACAAATATCGGAGTATACGTTATTCCATTTATCTCCAACTCTAGACCTTAAGGTTCTCCATAAAGGACCTAGTCTATCTGTCATCTGTTTAGAGCTATACCTTCTTCTAGGTAACATTCTTTCAGTAGCAAGATCTTTAGGCCATTTATCTGATCTTCTTCGTGATCTATAGTTAAATCTCTTGCTATTACATCGACCAGTATCAATGATAATATGTTTCATGCTTCTCTTCATATTTCCCCTATAAGATATCGTTTTAGATAAGTTTACTACTTGATTCCTTAGAAATAAGACTCTCCTTTCCAAACCAAGTACCATATTTGAATTTAGACGGATAATTATCCCACTCGATCCCTACTTTCGAAAGCATACAAAGGAGAGCCTCTTGATCTTTTCCGGCACACTCCTTACGGCTGAATCGCGAACATGCAGCTGATCGAATACTGTGTCTTTTAGCATCCTGTTGTCTCCAAATTAAAGCATTGCAAGCTTCGGTTAAGCTAGGGGTTTGAAAAGCACGACAATCAAACATAGGGATCTTCCCTGCATGAGCACCGGGCATATTAATTAAAGCATTTGTATTAAAATAAATTGTACAAGCAGAAGCTAGAACAGATACCGTTTTCTGGATCCTACCCTCCAAAAAGGGTTGAGATTTATCTGAATCATTTATAAATATCAAAGTAATCTCATCTGATTGAGTATACCCTATATCTGCTCCGACATGAGCTACCAGCTGTTTAGTAGTATCTTGCATAGTAGTAACCATGCGTTCATCAAAAGGCTTGTCTAAATTTTTTGTATAGCTGCTAAAATCATGTCCATCTAGCATGACTACTATAGGTAAGAAGGGAGTAAATATACGAGAAGCTTCTTTACTCTCATATGATTCCATGCGAACACTTAAGGGAATTTCACATCTCACTTTAATCCTTTAACATATATGCTTATATATAGTTCATATAAACCTTTGGAGGCGCAGGGAATTGCACCCTGGTCCTGGAAATACTGCTTGATTAGTCTCTACGTGCGTATTCTTTATTTTTTGTATGTCTGCAGTTACTTCGAAAAGACAAACGAGTGTAATTAGCATAACCCTCTTATTCCTGAGAAGCTGACAGAGGGTCTAGGCTTCCCGAGGCTTGTATTATTATCAATCTATCTAAACGCCACAAGCGAGGCTCCTAGTAGATCGTCTGGCCTGTATCAGGCAGCTATGAGAGCGTCAGAACCTGCCCAAGAAGCAGCAAATTCATCAGCAGTCATAGCAACAGATGTATTATTGTCTATTTTGACAATTAAAGTTTTGTAGCTTTTTTAAGTGGCCTGCTACTCCACTGCACGCAACATCCTCCGCCTAGTATCCAGTCGAAATCTAAATCGCCCCCGTTAAATATACGGGCTTATGAAATTTTATTAAAAACATAGTTTTGAAACCACTCTTTTACAAACTTTTTATCACCAACTTGTTCAGCTATAACTAGCATCGACAAAAAAATCTGCTTATCTTGATCCATGTTTATACCAAACGTATATTTCTTCCAAGAATGTTTATGTATATATTTCCTAGAATTAGTCATAACAAATCCCTGCTTATTAACAAGTAATATAGACCATAATGGAAGTCTAACTCTATTCCAACGATTACTGATTACAGATTGTATAGCTCCAATGAAATGCTGCAGATGTTGAGGAGAATCATGATAAACATTCCAAGAAAGATCATCTAATTCTAATAAGTACAATGAAGATTTCATAAGTTGATTCCTGTTTTACACTTTAAAATTTTAAGTAATATAACTGTAATAGAATCTTAAAACGTTTTCATGATTTGCACCCATTTAAACCAGGCTACGCCTTTGGTTAGAATGCTCTTACAATTCAAAAGTATATTTTGATAGGTACAAAGCGCTTTAGATGTAGGATCTAAAAATTACAATTAAAGCTTTTAATTAGCCCTTCAAGCTGGGGAGGGTATGTAGGTAATCCTAACACCACCAAGCATATATATTTTAGCATTAAGTAGCTAAGTCTTGCTTAACAAGATAAAGTACAAGGGCTTTGCGATATAGAATCTGTCAAGAAATATAGCACGCTGCAGCCGTCTCGGCGGAGTGCTGCTCCAGGGCTAGGAGACAAGCTTAGCGTAGCTAACAAGTACATCTTATCTGTAGAAGATAATAGTTACACAGAGTTCTTTTAGCTAGAATGTAAATTTATAACCCAGTCATCATAGGCCTTCCAAGAATTAGGATTATCTCCTACCAAATAAAGGGTATCTTTTAATATAACTAAAGTTAGCATATCTTCTCCTTCAGGGAGACGATCAAAACTTTTAATAAGTAAACTTCTTCTATTATCTATGTAAGTTTTTTGGATCTTACCTTGTCTTCTTAGAATACAGATACATTCACTAATATTAATGCTATCTCTCTTAAGCTTACTTTTTAACTTAAGCAGTAAAGTTGCATCTAAATAGACAGGTCCCTCTATCTTAGCTAATTCCAAATACACTTGTTTTTCTAAAGTAAGGCTGGGTTTTCTGTTATAGACTGACTCAAATAACAGGACTGCAGTTAGCAAACAAATCAGTGATACTAAAGGAAGAATAAGTCCTAGCATATTTAGACCTTTCTTACTGTAGTAATTAAATTACGAATAGATATGCTAACCTGAAGTTCTTTTTCGGAGTATTCTTGTAGTAACTCAGCTTCTATTTCATATTCTTCATTAAGTTTAGGGTCATGAAATCTTTCCGATCCATCCTGTAAAAACTGCATATAATGGACTATTTCATGTTTAATATAAGTCTTTTTCATACCTTTTTTATAGAAAACCACGTAAGGACGTTCTTCAGTACTGACTGAAAAATAAGCGAGAACATCAATTCCCTGCTCGTGACCGTAGTCTTTCTCGGGAATAACTATTATTCTAAGTTTTGGAAGCTCAAGATACGCACACAAATTAGTGATATACTTCCTAAGAGTACTCTTTTTTAGAAAAGTATTACTAGCTTTACTAAAGTACCTCTCCAGTTTTTTGGCATAATCGATGTCTAACATGCTTAGCCTCACACCCAGGAGCAGGACAAAACCATAACTCCAGTTTGTTATTCCACTTATAAGGTATTGGTCTCCCAAATCGTTCACAGTTACAAGGAGCTTCTGTAAGTAATCCTTGTCTAATTAGTGTATCACGGAGCCTTTGGTTTAACCTGACTTTGCGTGGATTTTTTTTTCTCAAATTGTTTCCATATTTTCTCAAGGGGGTTACTTGTCTTGTAAAAATAGAAATTTAAATGTAAATCACAATAAGTTCCTCTACCTTTGTCTTCTGCCTTACAAACTTTACACTTCATCTAATTTTTTCCTCAAAGCAGAGTTTTTAACTATAATATCAGTTAGTAAGTCATTAACGAACTCCAGTAATTCTTCTTCCAGTTCATCCTCACAGTCTTCCTGGATAAAATCACAATAGTCCACAAACACCTTTACTCGGCGCTCTATTTCTTCTATATTAATAATTACCTCCAATAGACTCTAATCTCCTCGATAGGTTCTAAATATAATATCCCATAATGGATAAGTGACACACCAGTTAGCATTTGTGTACATGCTGTGATGAGTATAATGCCAAGGTATCCACTTAATCATCCAGTCTACATCTAAATGTGCTTTAGTATGTATACCCCAATAAAGAATGCATCCCGATAATGCACCTAAAAAGAGCCATGTTGAAAAATATAACAGCCATACATGGATTAAGGAAAGTAAAAATAAATAAAAAGCCTCATAGACTGAAGGAGAATCTGCCATACTATTAAAAGTACATACACTGTGATGCTCTATATGGAAATGAAACATACTGTATTTATTTTTACCCATCCTATGAAGTATATACTTATGTAAAATCCACTCCATTAAATTAGCATAAATAAGTCCTAATAAAAATAACAGTACGGATATCATACAATTATGTATCTATAAGTAGAGGTACTAACTCTAGAATACCAATTAATATAAATTTTCAATTTAGTATACATTTATTCCTCTTTGTAAATTTCCAATTCACCTACAACTTGAGCACCTTCCATTAAAATTAATTTTTCAAAATTACTAGTTTCTAATATTTTCTTCCCATATTCAGAAAAAGCTTCTACTTTTACATTTTTTTTGTCAGGTAGAATAATTACAACTAGCTGAAAAGACTGACCGTTTAGTGTAGTAGTGGGTCGATATACAACTCCAGGAGCAATCTCTTGTTGTTTAGCTCTAGTAATCCAAGAAATCTTAGCTCGCATGTATTCTCCTATACAAATCCCAACATACTCCAATATAAATTGTAAGTATAAATATTACTTAGAAAGATGCTCCTTTACATACGCTATAAGTCTATCTAGAGCAATTACTTCTTCATATTGCTCTTCAGAAATAAGCTTATCTCTGTAAACATAAATAATTCGAAAAGCTCCTTTTATCAGCTTATCAAAGTCATCCTTTTTTAGATCTTCCTGACACATAAAATAGCTCCTTTGCAAGTGCTATTCTATCTCCTTCTTTCCTCCAAGGAAAGGGTGTAGATAAATTTCCACAAGTGGTACATTTAAATTTTTCATTTTTTAAATCAGAAGCTAGAGTAAGTAACTCTATCTCAGAAAAATTTTCAGCTAACCTGACGTATTCATCTAAATTTATGTTTAACAATCTACAATCAAGTGTTTTAGTTTGAGTCCAAGATCTACCATAACACTTCAACGTACTGCATTTAATCCAAACTGTGTCAAACATCCCCATAAAATCTAAGATCTCCCACTTACTAGCTAAAGATAGAGAACAGGTAGATTTAAACTTATACCTCTAACTTTACAAGTATAGTTATCTCTGCTGATTCATAAAAACCCTTAACTTATTCTGATTGATCCTTTTCTAATTCCTTAAGTTTTATTTTCATACTAATGAATGTTCTACGTAAACATTCCTCACAAGGGTCTATTTCAATAGATTTTACTTTCTTTAGTAATTCTTCTCTTTCCAGATGATTTAATTTGGATTCATGTGCACTACAACCACCGATAGAAAGAATAAGAGTAATAAAAACTAAAGCTATACACATTACAGTTGTTTTAAGTAATCCTACATCAGGATGAGCAGGCATTAAGGCTCCTTTCAACTAGTTAAGGGAGATTTAAGGTAAAGCCAGTAGTAGAATATACTACCAGCGCACCTTCTAGCTATTTACTTGACCCAACGCCATGTTTTACGATTTACAACATTAGATATTGTAGAATCAGCTACATCATAAAGATCGGCAAGATCTCTTTGGGATAACTTAGACTTACGAATAATCTTTACAGCCGAGGCATTAAGCTTAACAGCTCTAGAATATACATTAGCTTCAACTACTGGACGTAAATCTCTAAATTTTACATTCCCACGAAGTTTATCAATCTGAACTGTAGAAGAATTTCCATCTTTGGAAAGAGTAACAGTTTTGCTCTTACCCCTCTTACCACTCTTGCGAATCTTAAGAGACTTAGGAGTCCCTCTTTTGACTGAGACAACCTTATCTATATCCCGATCAATAAAGTAACCTGGAAAATTTTCAATAGAAGCTAATACACTTCCAGTTGAAGTCTGTACCGAGGTTAATGTCATACTTTTAGTCATTAAATAATTTCTTTCTGTTAATTCTGAAAATCAGAATAATCCATAAGTATTATTAAATAGTAACTTCATTAGTAAGATTTTATAAAACAATAAACAAGATAGTCTAAAAGTTAGTTTATTCCTGACTCACATCCACAATTATGACAGATAGACGTATACTCAGGATGAGTTAGTTCTAATATATGATCGCCATGCTCGCTACATGCAACCACCACTTCGAATTCAATTTGATCAAATACAAGACTAAGGTCCTTGAAAGGTGCTTTACACCCTTCAACTACACAGCAGTCTTCAAGTTCTAATATTTTCATCTTTTCTCCTAAACTCAACATGAAATATAAATATCTCTAATTACATCTAAAAACAGGACCATGGCGGGTAGGATAATTTATAAATCCAGTATCTGAACCTAGAGTTGTACGATCTACTAAGAATACATCTCCTGACTTAAACTTAGTTAGGTTTATAACTAATCTAACCAAGGTATTCTTTGGAATCGCTTCTCCGAAGAAAAACAGCTTGTAGTGTTGTGAGGTGTGATGTCCCGCTATAGGGATTTCATCTATTTTCTCCCATGTAGATGCCCCTACCTTCTTTACATCCATACGAATTATTCCTCGCATAGCTATATTAGTATAAGCATTTCGATTTCCTGCTCTAAATCTAAACTCGTAATCATAGAGTTCTTGTTCAAGCCCAGAAAGATCCTCAAGTCTTTCTTGCCAGACTGTTATCTCATTTGTACCTACTTGGTAGGGGATAAATAGAGGTATCTCGTCTACTCGTGCTCGAAAGATTCCTCCTGTATTGACAGTTATTTTTTGGGAAGGGATGATCGCTACTTCTTCTTTAGAGTCTATAAAAAAATTATGAACTATAATAGTGAGGCTATCTTTTTGCAGTAGAGAATGTGGATTGACTAGTACATATGCCATTACAGATTCCCCAGGATCCAAAGAAACATCACACTTTAAATGAGTCTTTATATTTCCAATTGCAGGGTATACCTCAGATACCTTTTTACCTTCTATAATAAATTCGATATTTATCTTATTAAATAAAGGATTTGAAGAAGTGAATGACACATTAAATCCGTTGAATGTGTATTTCTGGGTGCCTTCATTTTTCACTATACATCTTAGTATATTATTAAAAGGCAGTACTTGATTTCTGCCAATAGGGAGTACCTGGAAAGTCAAAGTTTTATTGGAATTCCTTATAGACGCTAAGGAAGCTCCGGCTAAAGAACTGCTTGAGCCTCCCCCAGAAGATCCACATCCCAGTAAGACACTAACTATTATTAATACGTACTTATTCATACTTCTTTCCTATCTTTAGATTTTAAGACATAGCAGGGTTGTTAAAGATTAAATTATATAGGTAATAAAAATTTTTTAATTAAAGTGACATGATAACCCCGACTCCACTAGAGAGTCCTGTATGAGAATCTTTAATTCTTATGTATACTTTTCGGTTAGTAGGTATATTTTTATAAAATTCAAATATTCTAGAAGTCTTAGAGATTCCATTTATCGTATCTAAATTAATGTTATCTTCTTCCCAAACTATTGAGAAATCTTTTCTAGGGGAAAATTGAATAATACCTTTTCCATAAGGAAGATAATAATCTACAGATAATGACCTGCATTCTATCAATTTATACTTACTAGGAATTTTAGTATATCCTAAATAAAAAATACGAGGTTTTTCACTAATTAAATTTTTAGGCTTAATGTATGAAGTTTTTGTAGAGACTGTAGAAACTTTGTTTTTACACCCAAAAAGTAACCAACCTAAAGCAAGCAAGGTACTAACTATTATTATTTTTCTTTTCATAATTCCTCTTTTCTTTGTACTAAAAATACTCGCACCAGGATTTGAACCTGGAATCGTCTGATTAGAAGTCAGATGCCTTATCCATTAGGCCATACGAGCTTAAAGAATTCCACACCAGTCATCTGTACCAAAGCTTTTTACTACTTCTCCTTCAATCACTGCAATATCTCTAAAATTATGATTCTGTCTAAGTTCCAAAATCTCTTCTTTAGTTAAGCGCTCAATAATAGGATATTCTCTATTATCAATATAGTAAATTACTAGATAATCTACTGGTTTTTTAAACCTATTTGGTTTCATTATTCTACCTTATATTTAAATCTTTAAATTAAAAGAAGCCTCTTTGTCATTATTCTATAGGCGATGTGGGACTTGAACCCACAACCTCTTGGGTGTAAACCAAGTGCTCTATCCAATTGAGCTAATCGCCTTTAGTATAAGATCGGCCTAATTATTCATTTCCCAATTACGCTTATGGCTGCAATGGGACGGAGGAACCTTAAGATGCCCCACCAAGTTTCCCCGGTAAATAAAAAGGCCTAAATTTCTAAGTATATATGGGTAAGGAAGGATTCGAACCTTCAAAGGAAATATCCAGGAGGGTACCTTCTCCCCAGGCTAACCATACCTGCTATCTTACGCCTTGATGATGGGCCGGGGCGGACTTGAACCGCCAACCTACGCTTTATGAGAGCGTAGCTCTAACCAATTGAGCTACCAGCCCGAGTGAACATCACCTACACCTCTTATCATGCTCCCCCTGTAAGAACTTTATTTCCTCTACCAGGTCAACCAGTTCTTCCAGAGGCATTGTTACTGCCTCTGTTTCCCAGTCTATTTTGCGATGCTCTGAGTCTGGAATAGTGTCTCTTTTAAGGCAGACAGCACACCTACTCTTTCCCGTAGTTATCATTAATACTACCACAGCCCCACACACGAAACTTAGGATTTTTCCCATTTATTCTTTTCCTATCTATTAATACTTAAGCCAAAACCCCTAAGGGGTTGATTCCCGGCCAGTACTCTATTTAATAAGGCATGGCGGGTACGACAGGTACGACGTAAGAGCGAGTTTTAGTAAAAAACTCACTTTTTTAAAATGAGATTATTCAAATAAGTCCTCCTAAGACTTCATCACCTTTGCTGCGGCTATCAACCCTTTAAAGGTGACTACTTCTTTTTATGAAATTGTACGTATTACCCACGAACCGTTCTAGGCAATTAGGTTGAGTCGAGAGGTTTTATTATTTTTCTCCCACTATTACCATCTCACGTACATATTACTTATAACTCAAAAGAGCTATAGTTTAGGTTCGTTTGGTTTACGGAGCGACTTCTATCTTTTCTGCCCTCGTACATATGAGCGAAGTCCTGTTAATACTTGATATCCAATTTGAGGAGCTCTAGTGCAGCCTCGAGTTCGAGGCACACGAGTTTCTAACTCGCAGCTAGTGCATAATCCTATTTCTCTACGATAGGAGGAAATACAGCACTCACATTTTTTACATTTAATTTCAGGGTTAAGATTATGAGTAGTCATCTTTCTCTCCTTAAAATTTAGTTTTCTAATTAATAAAAATAAGTATAGTGGGATTCGAACCCACACTCCCATACGAGAAGCAGATTTTCTTACTAACTACAGTTTTCACTGCCAAGCGGTTAACTTGTTTGTAGTCTGGACTTTCTCTTTACCTTATAATAAGATTCACTTAGGTATTTTACGTAAAGTCTCTACACTCAAAGGAAATTAACATGAAGTTTAGAAAATATTCGGAAAACCAATTGAGAAACGCTGTAAAAGAAAGCGAGTCTATTAGATCCGTACTGTCTAAACTTAATCTCAAACAAGCCGGAGGAAACTACAGAACTTTTAATAAAGCTGTAGCTTACTTAGACTTAGACATCTCACATTTCAAAGGTCAGGGATGGAATAAAGGACAAAACTTTGGACCCAAAAGACCTTTAAGTGACTACCTAGACAAGGGAATCCCTATCCAATCCAGTAAATTACGTAAGAGACTTATTCAAGAAGATATTTTCTGTCATAAGTGTTATAGATGTAACTTAACTGAATGGCAAGAACATCCTATTCCTTTGGAGCTAGATCATATCAATGGAGAACATTTAGATAATAGATTAGAAAATCTAAGACTATTATGTCCAAATTGTCATGCCCAAACTCCTACTTATCGAGGTAAGAATATTAAATTTCCTCTTAGCTCGGGATTGCCATCAGCTTTACCTGGTAAGGTTTCCCCGAATTAGTAAAATCCATTTTCTTTATTTCTAAAGAAAAGCTCAATTTTCAAGTCTGCTGCGTCTACCAATTCCGCCATATACTCTTAAGATATCCATCACCTTAACTTTAATAGGATTCTCTTCTTATAAAGTTAAAAGTGATGGAATCCTATTACTTATAACGCATAAGAATCCTTATTTAATTTTTAGATCCAGGCTGTACCTTAATAAGGGTTAGTAGCCTTACAGACTTATCCTTATAAAGTTCCTTAATAGTTCCATGAAGAGTTTGGCCCTCTTCATTTAAGTCATTAAATGTACCATACCAATATCGTTTTGAGATGACATCAAAGCCTGTCCAGTCAATAATTCCAAGAGGGAGTATACATACATAATCCACTGTTAACAGATCTTGATTATCAGCCATAATAACAGCTTCCTCAAACATATATTTACTCATAAAAACACCTAAAGGTGAGCCTGAGAGATCATCTCCCATAAGCTCACCTTTTGGATATTTAAGATTTAAAGGAAATTCATCCCACAAATCTACTTCATCTTCTGATAAAACAACCAAACAAACTACAGTTAAACCTTCTTCAGTATCCTCCCACTGACCATAGCATTCAGTAGGAAAGGTAACTAATCCTTCCTCCAAAAACATAGCTTCGACCACCAGCTTCTTTTTTTAGATTCTAAGAATTTAGTACTTTCTAGAAAATCAACTTCATGAACGATTCTTCCAAATTGATCTAAGTAAGTAATCATGCGAAATTCTCCCTCAGCAATCTGCTTAGGTTTCGAATGATGTACTCCTCCAGGTCTGAACACTTTAATGAGATTCATATTTATCTTAGATCTACTCACGAAAATATCAGGTCCATATTCATTTCTAAGGTAGTCATCTTGATCTACATTAGACTCCAATAGAGATAAATCATTTTCATCAAAATCCATTAACTCTCCGATACTGTAACAGGAAGAGTTGCATTATCTTTAGGTTTTTTAGATTTTCTGATCTTCTTGATTGGTTCTTTTACCTCTGCAGGAATATCTTCTTTTTTCTCTCCAGTTAGGTGATCTGCTATTCGCTCTACTGATTCAACTAAGCGTTCAGATAGTTTAGCAATACCTTCAAGGATTTTCCACTCATGTGTTCTCATATAGATCTTTCTATTAAATTTACCACTATTATTAGATGTGGTGGATTATTTTTATCAATATTGTTTTAGAATATTCTACTTCAAAACTAGAAATAGAAGTTCTACGTTACCTAGAGTATTGTAAATTCTTTTTAGCAAATCTAAATGTTCTATGATCACCAAAAGAAACGGCTCCAGGACGTAACTTGATATTCTTTTCTTTACGTTCTTTAGGAGTAATAACACCCCATTTTTCTAAATGAACGCTGAAAGAATCAGTATATGCTTTGTTGTCAGGAAATACAGTCATTACTGAATTAGTAGGTAGAGAACATATTTCCCCGACCCCTACAATACTTCCTTGATGGGTAAATATAACCCGATCTCCAGGAGTTCCGGTTTTATTTAACAGATTATAAGGAAATTTTCCGTGAGGAAAACTCCAGATGTTAGTATCACGTAAGGCTGCCATATTTTTAACATCACCTACTGCGAATTTATATACATTAATTTTACGAGTCATTCTCGATTACCTTTTTTCGAATTGTTGCTAGATGAATACTCTTTCTTTTACAGAGTTCATCTTCATCCGAATATAACATTTGATTAATAGCAGACTTCAATTGAAGTAAGTCTTCAGCATCAGAAATTAAATCTAGAAACCACAAGGGCACTGAGATTCTAGTCTGACAATCCGAGTCTCTGTCTGTGCTTAGACTCAGAATTTTTATAGAGTAATTATCCATATTATAAATCCTAGTAACGCATAGTAACAAGCATTAGCTTCCTAATGCACCTAAAAGATCAATAAGTTCCTGTTGGCTTTTACCTTCAAATTTTTCTTTAAGATCCCTAGAAATTTCCTCAAGCTTTTCCCTAGTTTCATTATCAATACTAGACAAATCAGTGAAAAACTTGTGCTTGTAATGTTGGAAAGCTCTACCTAAGGCTCTAAGGTTCCCTTCCTTCCGAATGTATTCATCTCCCACAGCACAGGCACTAATGCCTCGAGCAATTGGTTGAGGACGAGTACCTGCATCTAACATTACTCTCTTTTGCACACCTTCTATATCTTTTGAAACAAACTTAGGAGGATCTCTCCGCCATTCTTTCTCATCATATATAATACATTCAGTTACATGATTAGCTAGAGTGTTATGCTTTAAATCTTTACGGGAGATATTTCTTCGCTTCCATATACTATAATTATCTCTAAAGTCAGATAAAGCAGACTTAACGCCCTCTTTTGTATGTAAGAAAGCCCTGCCTCCTTTAGCTCCTGAGACAACCTTATAGCTCTTTTTTCCTGTCACTTTATCAGTAACAGCATACTGAGCATAACTTGGAATTAGGAAGTTAAACTTTTTAGTTTCAAATTCGTAAGTATCCATATCGGGTCTAAGATCCCAATTAGGCTTACCTTCGCTAGTCTTAGCATTGATATTCTTATCAACTAAATAGAGATGAGGTGCTTTATGTTGGATAAATCTTACCCTAATTTTTCGGTTAACAGTTCCTGATCCTGAAATATCATATGTCTGTATAGGGTGATTATTACCTAGACTATCTGTTACGGTATTCCTAACAATTTTCATATCGTCAGAATTCCTCTCTTTGAAGATACATTTAGTGCTTTTACTAGGTATGGCCATGATTTAGTAAGATCTAGATAATATTTTTGTTTCTTTGGATCACAAAGTTTAAACAGATAATCATGAATCCACTTACCGTAGACTACATCGTATACGCAATATTTTCTCATCTCCATGGACCATTCAGAATAAGGTAAGTGCCAAGGCGAAATACTTAGCATTCCTTTTGGTAGTTCTAAACCACAGATGCTCTTCACTAAATCTGTATACCTATTATTAGATCTACCTAATAACTTGGACAGAGCCTTCGTACATTTGATAGTACTAGGTACTATACCATAGTGGTCATATATAGCTGGAGCATCAAAAGCAGCATGGTGAATATACGTAATAACATCTGGATTCTCTACTAGGTTTTTAAAAACATCCAAGTTAGATTCACGATCTACCTTACATATCACTGCTTTAGTAAATCTACCATCAGCTAATGGAGAATAGCCCATACTGATAATATTAATATCGTCTTGTTCATCTTTACAATGATACTCTCCAAAGTTTAATCCTGTACTTTCTATATCTAGATGAACTTCTAATCCAAAATTTATTTCTTTAGGAAGATCATCATGCACAAAAGTTGTTTCAATCTCTGGAAAATTTTCATATATACTCATTTATAGATTTCTCCTTTATTTTCAATAAAATATTTTTAGAAGATGTATATCTATATGACTCTATATAAACATCTAAATTATTAATTTTACTCAAGTTATTTAAGGCTCTTTTCCAAAAAAGTTGAGACATATTAAGACAATCATTTTCTATACGACAAGTATTAGAAGAACCGTGGGATACTGAAAAATAACCATAATCTTCTAAAAAATCCCATATCACTTTCCAGCCACAAAAAGGATCTTTTTTACCTGACCTAACTTCACTTAAACCTAAGACTTTAAACTCAGGTATTAACTTAAACAGCTTCTGTTCACTGTTACCATGCTTCTTTAAATGAAAAGGTATCCCAAAGTCTATAAAGAATTCTTTAAATCTTCTCATTTCACTAGAACTTTTTCTTCTATCAACTATCAACTTTCTTCCTTTTTTATATTTTTTACTGAAGAACAAAAGTAAGGGATAATGTTTGTAGAGTATTAAACCAGATGGTTTTTTACTAACCATAGAAGTGCTCAAAATTTTTACTCTATCTTCTATTTCTCCTTTAGAAAAATAAAAAGATAGGTTTTTTGAAAGATAATCTGTATCAGCTGCTTTACTAGGATAAGCTTTCTGTAGGTAGAGCAGTCTATCTATTACAGCTTCATCAACAATCATGGATTTTCCATTCCTTCCATGGTATGATTTATAAGAGGATATTATGATCTATACCAGAGAATATAGCTTGCCGGGTCTTGTGACCTCACTTTGTTGTACCATTCGTGACAATCTGTCTAAAATCTTGCTCCCAATAGAGGATGCAGGGACAGTAACTATAACTGCTAAGTGTGGTACGGTAATCGCCACTTTAGACCCTTCTGTATACAGGACAGGTAGACTATTTGTAGAGTGGGACGTTCCTCAAGATTTAAAACCAGGAGTTTACACTGAAGAATGGACTAACATACTATTAACAGATGGTAGAACCTTAGACAGAACATATAAGATATGGGTCTCTGATGAACCTTACTGTTTTGAGCAAATACCAATACCTGAGCTCGATATTAGGATAAACAAAATTACATTATATAAACCTACCGTAGAACCTGTAATATTCACAATGGATAATCCAAAATTTATTATTTTTCCTAAAACTGAAGCACGATTATTTAGATCTACAACTATACCTGTTTCTATGAAAGTAACTGTAACAGAAGGAGGTCCTGGATTTAATATACCTGTACAATTTAACTCCTTTGATGAGCCTGTACTGATAGTAGATAAAGATATAACTGCTACTACAGAATTCTTCTCTTTAACTTCCTGGGAGGATAAAGCTTATTTTCTATTAGACACAACTGACTTAATCGCTACCACATATAGAGTTCAATTAAGAATTTACTTAGGTGAATTCCAATATGTTGAGAGACACTTTTCATTCGAATTAAAGGAGTTTTAAAATGGCTTTAACTTGTGACCCTGCCTCTCTAGAAATTAAATTTAATACGATATGTGAAGATGATCAATTTTGCTTAGAAATTTCAGTCATCGTGAATACAAATATAGACCCTGAAATATTTGTACATCGGCAAACTCCTGAAACAGGGCCTACAGGTTGCCCTTTAGATCACTTCTGTGCTGTAGCAAACTCTGCCCAAATGAAGGACCTTCCAGTAGGTCCACCAGGAGATCCCTTTTATAGGAAAAGAGAAGCTAAGGCCTGCTTTAGCTCCAACAAAGAACTATGTGATGCCAAGGCTTTACTTGCTGATCAGATAGACAGTCTTCTTAACTCTTGGAATAAACTTCTTCTTCTTGCTGACTATGACATTGTTCTTTTTCCAAGATCTTAAATCCTTGGCTAACCGCAACTTCTTCCGGTAAAATATCTAACTCATTCATTGCATACATCATCATCAAAAGATATTTATCAACTCTAACTTTAATAGATACCATACAATTTTGAATTCTAGTCAATTCAAACTGCGTTAGGCCTATGCACCTAGCAAATTTTATATCACTATGGGGTCTTCTACAGGTCCCGTATGCAGTTATAGTTTCTACGTTAGATTTAACATTAGAAAGAAAACTATCTTCAGAGCCTTCCTCTGTATAATAACCTTCTTTAAATAAGTCACATGAAGGAAAATTTGGAAAATAATTTTGAAGCTGGTCAGGACTAAATTCCTTCTTAAAATAACTTTTTAATATTTCATACATTCCTTTCCAGTTTTCCTCTAAGAATAGAGCACATACTTTATTAAAATTGTATGTCACATGGCCATAGTAGAATACAGAGTTACGCATAAGGTAATCTCTTTGGGGTTCCTTCCATGTGTATATATGACTAGTTCCAGCAGGTGCTGAGTTCAGATCAAAAGTTCTTAATTTAGGTAAGTTTGAGATATTAAAAAAATAAGAGTATACCTCCTCCACCTTTCCTTCAAAATGAGACAATATAGCCTCGTACCATCTCCCTCTAGACACAATAAACTTTCTTTTAGAAAGATAGAGAGTAAATGGTTCTATGTCTGTACCCATTGGGTTACTAAGAGATTCAAATATTGATACAGACGCAAACCTCTCAAGATATTTTTTTGTATTCATTACATCCTTCAATAATCATATGATATACAGTATTAAAATAGAGAAGCTTAGTATAATATTTATCAAGTTCATTTATCTCTACACTAGATACAAAAAACACTTTCTCTAATAATTCTGGACTCATACCTTTATCAGTGAAAAATTGAGTATTAGAACTGTCTATTCTCAATTTACTAGTTACGCTAAGATTAATATTATCGTGGAACTTTACTTTTTTAGCCAACATTCCTGCATACCTGGAACTCCAGTTAGGTATCATTGACCTAGGAACCTTGAAAGTAAAGACATTCTGGCCCTTACTAAATAAACTAAATTCCTTAAGGATATCCTCGCACTTATTAGCTAAAAACTTTTTAGAGTGACTTACCAAAACATGATGAACATACCCTAGATATAAGTATACATTACTCATCATTTCATAGTAGAGATTCTTAGCAAGAAATTTAGCGTGAGTAGGAGGAAGAGGCTTTGTATCACTTTTAGGCAAGTCTATATATTCTAATGGAATATTGAATTCGCCCAAAATCTTTCCTCCATACTCCCAGATACCAGGACCGTATAATTTATGGTACGTCCGTCTTGGGATATACAATAACCTGGAAGGAGGTGCGCTCGGAGGGCCACTATCATAGAACTTCATTACCTCTTTAGTTATCACTTTTTTTATGTCTTCTAGCATTTAGTAGATCCTGACTAGAATGAAACATATTAGCTAGACGATGAATACTAAATACTAATATGGGTATAAGGAATAAATAGGAAGAATATTTTAAGTATAATACTAATAGTATAGTGTTGAAACCAGCAACCCAAACACTTAAACAGTAGGGGCAGGTTAGCAACCTAGAGAAGAAATCATCTCTAAGTGCTAACTTGGACATCAAAGGAGCAAATATATCAGACTTAGTAATTATCTCGGTTATTGCTTCAGTAGTAATAGCTCCTAAAACTATCAATAAAACTAGCTCAAACACCAGTAGACCCGAAGCCGTTTTCTCCTCTTTCAGATTCTACAAGTTCAGGAACAATTTCTAACCTAGTTTTAGGAACTTTACGAAAAGCTATTTGAGCAATTCTCATTCCATCCTTAATAATCACAGACTGTTCATTTTTAGCAGGGTACATAAAACTTTCATTTCTTTTAATCAGTTTAGGTAAGCTTAGTACTACTTTAACTTCTCCTCTATAGCCTGAATCTATAGTTCCAGGAGAGTTAGCAACAGTAAGGCCTACTTTACTAGCCAGTCCCGATCTGGGACGGATAATCGCTTCCCAATCAGTAGGCAGTTGTAAGCTAACTCCAGTTTCCACTGTTTTGATTTCTCCAGGAACTATTTCAATCTCATGCTCTAACCTAGCTGTAAGATCATAACAAGCATCTCCAGTATGAGCTTTTATTGGTGTATATTTTTCATCTTTGACTTTAATTTTTATCGTTTGTGCTCTTACCATTAGTCTCCCAATGCTCTCTATTAAAAATGACTCCATCTAGAGTCGATGTAAATAACTTATTTTCATCCTTAGCTTTTTCCAACTTATAAAGTCTTATCGTAGCATCTCTAGCATTTCGAAAAACTATTGCTTCGGGAGTTAGTAAGTTTTCATTAAAACAAGTATGAATAATTTCTTTAAAAGTATACATGTCAATAGATTTACCTTCTCGAAAAGCCTGGTTCTTTAAATTTTCCAAAACTAAGGTACTCTCTATTTTCATATTACTTAAATAATATGTCTCAGTGGGTTTCATTCTTTGGAAAGAAGCGACACTTCCTAGATGATGAAATAGTATCAACGCAACCACGATCTCTCTATTAACCTTGGAAAATCCGGAAGATATATCAAACATGCTTCGTAGGTACTGCACCAATCCTGATTTGCCATAGTAGTAATCCTTATACGCAGGAACGTTATAAAAATTAGAATCCTCCTCAATAGAATTCTTTAAAAACTTTTCTCTAAAAACAGAAACAAGACTCTTTAAAGTCTCATTCTTAAAGGGGTAGTCTATTACAGGAGAGATCTCCTCTAAAGGATCTATTCCTACTTGAGCAGCAAATAATTCGTCTCCCCCATAAGCACTTTTAATATAATGAGAAATACTCCATTGAGAACCCCACTTACCTTTATCTTGAATCTCCATCCACATTTGAACAAAATCATCTTCATTCAAGTCTTCATGAGGGGACCATATCTTAACCTCACTAGTGCCATATTTGTTGTTTAACCAGGCAGAATAATATTTTTTATTAGTACGAGTGACTCCTACCTCTATCTTCTTAACTAAAAAGACTTCCCCCTTTATTTTCTTTCCAGGAGTAAGGATAGCTAGGTTAGTCTCATGAATCTTTTCAGTCATATAAAGTCCTTGCTTCATGACTAAACTCAGAGTACTGAGGATACTCTTCTTCTATAGTCCTTTTTAGAGCCTCATACTCTAAAGGAGTGAGTCTCTTACGAGCTTCTTCTGCAATGTCATCTGAAGCATCATCTAAGTATTCTTCTAGATCTTGATAAACTGGAATACTAGATTTCTGCAAACCTTCTATATAATGTTCTGTAACTTGGTTAGCTAAGTCCTCATTAAAAGTACACATATTAATGCGTTTAGCTTTAGAATTCCAAACAACAAAGATAGTGGTTCTATCTATCTCATCAGCTCTATCCAAGTCAGTAATTTCATGTAAATGCTCAGCCATATCGAGTTTCTCTCATTCCTTTGATTCTCAAAAGATTATAAGTAAATTCGCCAAATTCCGTAACCTTATTAATAGTAGTTAAGATTTTTTAGAAGAAATAATATATATAAACTCTGCGCTAAGGTACCTTGCTTAGGCATATGAATAACATTTAATAACATATAAGTTTTATTATAAAGAACAGACATCTGAGTCACAGTACTTCTCAGGAGTAGATTCTTCATTTTCGGTCCACTTAATAGGGTTTAATCTTAATACCATTTCATTATACTGTTGTTCCGAGATAGCCTCATATGTCATTTGGGGATAAATACTGCTATCTCTAGGGAGGAAACTCACTCCTTTAAGTTGGTATTGAAAATAGTTTAAAGCATGATGAATCTGACATCCTTCGGTGTCAGGATCAAAATTCACAGTAGCAGATACTTGATTATCTGCCCAATACTTTTGCATAAAAGCACAAAGACTTAATTTTTCCCACATAGAGATACTGGATTCAGCTCTAATATTTCCTACATCTACTGGAAAACTAGTAATCATAGTATTTTCTGGATTTGTCACATCTGCTTCCATATCGTAGCCTGCATTAAATACATTCTTAAGAATCTTGTGATTTTTATTAGCTCTTACACGTACGATATAAAATCTACTAATAGGATAATGAATTCCGGGTGTAGCTCCAGCCAATAAACTAACGGACCCAGAAGGCTTGACTGATGTACATTTGATACTTTCTGGTATACATAGCCATTCACTATACGTTTTATCATAGGCTTTAACTGCTGCATATCCTTGTTCACACCATTCTTTAAGTATATGAAGTCCTCTGCCCTCAATAAATTGAGCAATTCCCGACATTGAACAGCCTATACGTCTATTTCGAAGCATTACTCTATTTGTTTCAGGCCAATGACTTTGGCCGAGAGTTACAGTTTTAGCATATAGATATGCAAACTTTAAAGTTCTAATATAATCTTCTAGATCTATATTTCTATGAGGAAAAGTTTCAACTAAACAACATAACTCGTAAGATTCTAAGGTTTGCTCTAAGCAGGGATTTCCACCTTCAGCTCTTGCATCTTTATTATCAGGAGCTTCAACCATTCTACTATACGCTTGCATATTTTCTAACCAAGCATATCCAGGTTCTCCATGCATATGAGTTCTGGAAGCAGGATATGTGTAATCCATACCTAGTTCACTAAAAATAGAGTTATTACTAGCCCACCTATGATGAATACACTCTTTTTCAAAGAGCTCTCTATTTTTGAGATTCATAAATTCTTCATCATTAGGAGATCCAAAAGCAATCTCAGCTGAACGACGAACGTTCCCTGCAACTACACAGCGACCTATCAGATTCATGATGTCAACTATTAAAGTTACAGTGATAGGGCTGTCATGGATAGAATCTAGTGTCTCCCGTAAGCTCAGATGAAGTTCCTTTAAAGGATCTGGACCTGAAGAAGTTCCGCCAAATCCTTTAATAGGTAATCCAGCTTCCCTAATCTTAGAGTAAATAAATTTAACCGTAGAACTGCCTTCTATGAAATAACTGTTTAGCAGCATTTCTACACTTTTAACCCACCCTTCTCTACTATCGGGAATAGTATATTGAGTGGTCTTCTTAGTTCCAGGAGTTCTTACTATTAATTTATGTTTTCCTTTGGTATCAAATCCAACGCCTACGCCAAGCATAGACATATCCATTAGAAAACTAAAAGGCTTAGCTAAATCTTTATCTAGGTTTTTAGTAGAAACCATAGCACAGTTATTGAGAGCCGCAAATACTTTACGTTCCTTAGTAACTGCACTTCCCATAGCCCAAAGACCTCTACCTGGTGGTAAAAACTTCATATAAAATATACGGTCGTACATTTCTTGAGCACTAATTTGAGCTTTCTTAGAATCCCAGTCTAAACCTCTCTCCTTTATCCATTCTTCCTGCATTCCATAGCAACCATTAACTACTCTTTCAATAGTTTCATACCAATATTCATTAGTACCATTCGGTTTTAATCTCGAATAAGTTCTCCTGTATACAAAATTACCTAACCCATTAAATCCAAAAGGAGGGTTCAAATCTGCATAGGAAAGTACAAAATTTTTATCTAAATTAAAGTTAGTCATCCTAGATTCTCCTGAGAGCTAATAGTTGTGAAGAGAGACTCTTCATTTTTAAGAGCTAACTGAGAAAGTCTTACAGAAGTAGCTAGTATTTCATCAGTTAACATTTTTACATGAAAATTTAGGGGAGAAGTTGTGTCTTCCTTGAAAGCTAATATAAATTTCTCAGCTTCAAGATTCATTGACTCCCCATTAGGATGTTTAATTATTATCCTTGTTTTCATAATATCCCCTGTATATACATATAAATAAAGGGCACCATATAAGTGGGTGCCCTTTCATTTAATAATTTTAGTGTAAATTTAAGCCAAAGTGGAAGCTAATTTAACCGAAGCAGATACTGTATCTTCAACTTTTTTTGAGGCAGTAGAAGGAGTATTATTCTTTTCCCAGAATTCTGACAATTCACGAATTCTTACAAGAGTCTCTTCTCTTTCATCTATGATTGTCTCTTCTTCATCTATCTGAGGAGTAGTAACTATGTAAGTCTTGCTTAGAAATTTAGGGGTACCATCAACTATTTCAGGAGTTGGAATTGTAACTTTAAAGCGAATGCCTTTTGCTTTACCTTTGGTAGAGTATTTTACCTCAAATGAGGTAATTCCAAATAACTTATTACCATCAAGATTTACGGTAGGTACAGCAAAATCATCATCAGTTGTTAATGTTAACATTTAAGATCCTTTGAACTTTCATATTGTCGCTGCCAGGCAGCAGACCTATAGCCTAAGAAGTACTTTACAATCTTAGGTCGGGTTTTTAAATCTTCTTTACGTTTTTTATCTAATTGCTCCTGTATAGAGCAGTTATCATTTTCATTTGGACATGTCATTTGAGTCGTCCTTAGACATATAAGCCATAATATCAAAGCCTAGGGAGATAGACTCTAGACAAAGAGAATCTTTATCAGTCTTAATATGTTTCTCCAGTGCTTTTAGTAATCTTTTAATAATCATAGTATCGGAATCTCCGTTATTAATTCATTATAACCTTTAGTTTTTAGTATAAAATCGAATTTATCTTTTAGTTTTTTTCCTTTTATTTCATTAACTTGGATAAAATAATTAATCTGTCCTCGAATCCACTCTAAAAATTGAATTTCTGTTCGATTTGTTTTAGCAGCCTCCTTAGCGATGCTATTTTGAGTCATGTTATGCAAGATACATTTTAATAATTCACGCTTCCGACGTAAGAGATCAGGCTTATCGTTTACCACCATACCTAAGACGTATTGTCTAGCTGGAGTCCTGTATACTTTTGTCTTACGGGTATTCAAAGTAAATCCTTTAGAGCTAAGAACATCAGACATCTTAGTTATAACAGTATCTATCTCACTTTTTACATATACGTTTCCTTCTTTATCAGTATATTCTTTTTTTTCAAAATCTTTATCTGTACTTAAAGTTATGTCATCAGCATATCTAGTATAGGCAAACCCTGCATCTCTAGCAAGTTTACGTAAATCCTCATCAAAATAGAAGTGACCTACTAAATTAGATATAGTAGGAGAAGTAGGTGCTCCCTCAGGTACAAAAAATTTAAATGTGCAAAGCTCTGAGAGATACCTGGATACATTATCAGGATACTTAAAATGTTTCTGAAATAACTCGTATAAGTGTTTCTGCTTAATTGAATTGAAGTAATGTCTGAGATCTAGAGAAACAACAATCTTTTTGTTAGCATGTACTTTAGCCGTATCTCTAGTCTTTTTTCCTTTTCTAAATCCTGTAATATAATCGGGTAGGAAAGTATCAGCAGGATCTAGTATCTTTCGTTTTATCTGTTTCTGAACATACATCATGCAATCTTTAGGCTCCTGTAATTTTCGAAACTTTCCTTTATTAGACTTACCTTTTTTAGGAATACTCCAAAACTTATATTGCTGATTTTTATCTTTACGTAACCAATTAACAGTTCTTTTTTTTACTCCTAATGTATCTGCAAGCATACCTATATCAAGAATCACTGGAAATCCCGAAGTTTCTTGATACTTTAAAATGGAACTTAGATCACAAATTTCAAATAAAGAGGGATTAACTCCTTGAAAACCTACTTGCTCTAAACGATAAGGTGATATTTCTATCATGAAAATATTCTCTCCAGCTCAGTACAAAGCAGAAAATTCTGACGTTATGCAGGGACTTTCTAAATCTCAATTTGCTGAGTCAGTAATGCGACTAAAAGGTCAAAGATATAGTTTAGATAGATATCCTATGTTCAGGGCTATTTATAATGTTAGTGACGAGGTAACTGAGACACTGTTAAAGACAGGAAGACAAGTTTCTAAGTCTACTTTTAATGCTAAAGAGATACTTGTAGATTCAATGAGAATCCCTCATTTAAATACATTATTCGTAACTCCTCTACAGGAGCAAACAGCCCGTTTCAGTAGGAACTATTTAGGGGAAGGTATAGCGAATACCCCTTTTATACAAAAGTATTTTTGGCACACAATGTGTCAAAATAATATTTTCTCTAGAGGATTATCAAACGGTAGTCTTGTTCAATTAACTTACTCCTTGTTAGATGCGGAACGCGCTAGGGGAATACCTGCTGACAAGTTAGTATTTGATGAAGTCCAAGACATACCTATAGACAACATACCTATCATTAATGAGTGTCTATCTGCTTCTCCTTATAAATGGAAAACTTATACTGGAACTCCTAAAACATTAGACAACACTATAGAGTATTATTGGCTTAAATCTACAATGTGTGAATGGGGAGTTATATGTCCTTTCTGTAGAAATATGAATATACCTGATGATGATCATGTTTGGGATATGATTGGACCGCAAGGACCTATTTGCCTTAAATGTAAAGCAGATCTACGGAATGATATTCATAAAGGAACTTGGGTTACTACAAATAAGGATTATTTAAATGCAGAGGTAGTTGGGTTTCACTTACCTCAAATTATTATGCCCATTCATTACGATAGTAAGAAAGCTTGGAAAGAACTACTAATCAAGAAAAATAGGTATTCTCCTGCACAGTTTGCCAACGAATGCTTAGGGTTAAGTTATGATCAAGGAGGCAGATTACTTACCCTGTCAGAACTTAAGTCAGTATCTACAGGTCGTGTTTGGGAGAAATGGGATCCTGATATTCCTATTGAACATGCTTTTGCAGGAATTGATTGGGGCATTTCAGCACAAACTAGTTACACTGTCTTAGTCATAGGAGGAATAGATCCTTTAGATAAAAGATTTAAGGTAGTATATATCAAAAAATTCTACTCCACGGATACGCTTGATCAGATTGACCAAATTATCGGAATCTGTAAGAACTTTAATGTACTACGTATAGGAGCAGATGTAGGTGTAGGACATACTAACAATCTCATACTTGATGAAAATTATGGGATTCATAGAGTCTTTAAAATGAACTATACAGCAACTCGTAAAAGAGTTCTCGAATATAATAAACGAGGTTTCTTCTCTTTGGATAGAACTATATCTTTAAACCTTATGTTTATGGCTATAAAGCAAGGACAAGTAGAGTTTCCTTCTGAATCATTTATGGATTTATTTTATCCAGATTTCATGACTATGTACGAAGAGATCGTAGAATCACGACGAGGTATTTCTAAAGTATTTACTCGAAATCCTAAAATTCCTGATGACGTAGTTCATGCTCTTAATTTTTGTATGTTCACAGCTTACAAATACTATGATCATGAATACACTCGTATGGCTACTAATCATGATTTTCTTGTGGATGATGAATTAGGACTTGAGTTCTAAATTAGAAAATATATTTTTAGATACATCAAAAGCATCTATTTAAAACTAGGAATCTCTAAAAGATATATGTATCATGATAATTTTTTATCAAAGATATATTTTTGAGCTTGAGCTGTATATACATAACCTATAATAGGTGTTTCTCCATCACCTAGAGAAACAGCTTCTACTAGTACAGGATACTCCTTTGGCCCCTTATGAACAAAATCAGGACACTTTTGAGAGATAAAATCTGTAAAAGCTCGTTTATTTATAATAAGCATAGCATCTTTAAACAGAGAGTAACGATCTCTTACTTGTTCTAAGATATGCATATCCCGGTTTTCAGTTTTCATTAGATTCCTTCTGACTCTGGAGTAGTACCGAAGGCCTGTTTACGTATCTTTCTTTCTAACTCCTCTAAAGCTTTATAATCTTTATTATCTAAGGCTAATTTAATAGTATCTGCTAAAATCATAGCAGAATCTCTTCCTATTTTTTGTATCTTATGGGACATATCATCTAAAGTCTTTTTAGACTCTGTCTTGTCTATTTTTTCCTCTAAATGATAGATATATCCTTTCTGAAGTCTAATCAAATCAGTTACAGGAATAACTACCATGTATCCTTCTTCAGGTTTAGGGTCTCCTTGTAGGGGATTAAAATTAAATAACTTTGATAAATCCATTGATATGTATCACTCCTAAACATCAAATATCTCTTTTTGGTAATCTGAGAGATAGTGTCTAATTCTGGGTATAAATTCGAAGAATCTAGCATCCAATAAATAAGTAGTACAAGTATCATTTTCTGTTCTGATACTTCTACCTAAAGATTGCAGAAGAGCTATAGAAGTAGACCACTCCTTATAACCAGGATTTGTAACAAATTTCCACATTGTATAATGGTTATACACAGGAAATGGAACGCAAACTATTATTTGAAAAGTAGATTCTGTTCCAACTAAGTTTACTCCTTCTTTCATACCTGGAGCAACTAATACAGAGTTCGGTTTATTTCTATGGTTTTCCAGGAGTCTCCCTCTACTTTTTGCCTGGTATGTAAAACGAGGAGACTTAAGTCTTATAACAATATTATCAAGAATATTAAAACTTTGAGTATGAATCAATCCTTTTTCATTGGGATGATTTTTTAGTATATCACGTATATCTTCTATCAATACAGGAAGAGAATCTTTTCGTTGAGAATATGCCATACTAGGACCATCCTCAGCATGTACATATACTACCGAATGATTACCTGACTCAAAACTAGTAGGTACTTTATAATGAAATACTTCTTCTGGTTTTAAACCAAGCTCCTTACAGAAGATTTTAGTATCCAAAATAGTAGCACTCATAAATATAATTATATTATTAATATCAAAGAATTGGGATTTCAATATACCCTTTACTGAGATAGGAGTAGATGTAAGCTTTTTTATTCCATTAGATTCTGAGAACGTATACGAGAAGAAAGCAGTATTAATATTCTTTCTCTGAAACGATGCTTGACCAAGTTTCTCTTTATAGGTAAGTAGCATTCGTTTTATAGATGACTTACTTGAGTGCGGTTCAAGAGATAGAATTTCCTTCTGCATTTCATAAATATAATTATCAAATAGGTCCTCTAAAAATTGAGGTTCTATTACATCCACAGATTTAGTAAATTTGAAGTTTCTATTAGAGAAACATATACTAGGATCAGGAGTATTAAAACTGACGAAGGGTTCTTCTTCGAAGGATCTCTGAAATAAATCAGTTACAATCTTAGGAACATTATGTCCTTCGTCTAGTACTAGGTTAGTACCATTAAATATTCCCATTCTCATCTTATTTTGAAAATAAAAACTATGGTAATTTAGGATCGAATAATCTGCTTCGGCTGTTTCCTTTAAAGCACCTTCATAGATGCATTCATGACATCTAGAAAAAGCACCTAATCTTTTGTTAAACCATTTAGTAGCTTCATTGCAATTTTTCTTCTCAGCACACTGGTTCCATTGCTTAGCTGTAGTAGGTATAACACCTAAGTTTTTAGGAGGTCCTTTTAAATGACACCTATAGTGAGAGGCTCCCTTCAAAAGTTTAAACTCAGGATAATCCGAAACATACTGGTCTTGCAATATAACTTGAGGAGTCAGAATTCTACCTGAACCTAAATGACGTAATATCTCAACAGCAATAGCAGACTTACCGGAACCAGTAGGTGCTTCTAGTATTATGTATTTAAACTTTTTTTTTACAGCAGATACACAACAATCAATTGCTTCTTGTTGCTCTTTTCTAAAACTTTTAAACGGGTGGATCCCCTTCATTGTTGTTGTCGTCATTTTTAAGATCTATCCTCCCTTCACAGCCTACCATCTCAATTAAGGTAGTTAGATCTTCACCTACTCTTGTTATGTCCACACCATACGGAACTTCTATCTCCATAGAAATTTTTAATTTAGAGTTATACTTATCTAATGAATCTTCTTTAAAGCTAAGATTTTTTATAACTGATTTATTAAAAATTAGGAATCCGCCCACTTCCTTTTCAACTGTATCTTCAGTCTTCTCTTTTTCCGAACCACTCATTTCCGTCCCAAAATCTATCCGGTCTTACGAAATCCGGATCTTCTTTTCTGTTTATAGAATCTTGGTAATGTAATATTCCATAGGTTAATAACATGCCTTCTACAAATGATCTAGGATCAAAAGAGTCGTTCTCCTCTAGATCTAACATACTATGAGCTACTTGTGATACCATTCCCTGCAGCTTAGCATTTTCACGTTTTATATGGTCTGCAACATCCATTATGGTGAACTCTCCAGCAGCTAAGCTATGAAAAAATTTACTAGCAGTTTTTCCTGTTATTTCAGGTAACATTATATTTCCTCCAGTTCTCCCCAACTGTAACCTTTCTCGAGATCTACTTTTAAGTTAACCCCACTTAAAAATGAATAAGATAACTTAGGTTTTTCTATACATATCTCTCTATAAATTTTACATGCCGCTTCTATGGACTCAGGGGTATCATCTACCTCACTAATAATACTATCATGTACTGTTCCAATAACTTCTCCTCCTATTTTAGGCATTGCTTCAGCTAAATCTATAACTGCATTAAGAGTAATATCTGATGCCCCTGATTGAATTGGATGGTTTTGAGCTTTTCGTTTGCACGAATTATCAACCCATCCTCGGACATCAATAACTGGAAATCGCCTTCGCCTACCAAAGGGCGAAACACTAAAGTGCTCATCCTTAACCTGTTGATGTTTGGCCGAGATATACTTCTTAATACCTGGAAATTCTCTAAAGAAAGCATCAATGAGCGCTTGAGCCTCTTGCTCTTTGATTCCCTGCTTTTTAGCCATTCCCCACGCAGACGAACCATAGATAATACCAAAGCCTACTGCTTTTGCTCTACTTCTAAGCTTCTCGTATTTCTTATCTAAGTGTTCCTTTACTTTACTCTTCTTAAACATAACATCGTACTCAATATTAAAAACTTTAGAAGCAATATAACAATGTAAATCTAATCCTTTATTTACAGCTAACTTCAGAGTATCGTCACCATAACTTGCAGATAATCCAGCAAGAACAGCAAATTCCATCTGACTATAATCTGCATAAAGTAAAATTTTACCTGGAGGAGCTATAAAAAGTTTCTTGATACTAATGATCTCTCCATCAGGCAATTCAATCTCTTTAGGCATTTGTTGAATATTAGGACCTCTACAAGATAGCCTTCCAGTTTTTGTAACTCCTAGAAAATAAGTAGGATGTACTCGATCAGTTTTAGGTGAGATAAATTCTTCTATCTTGTTAAGAAAACTACCGTCTAACTTTTTTAACTTTTTATAGCCAAGTATTCCAGTGATAATAGGACTAGGGTATTTCCTGTTGTAAGCCTCTAAGACATCTTTAGAAGTTTTAGCCTGCCCTTTATCTGTTAGAAACTTTTTATCAGTAGGCTTAGGAATTCCTAAATAGCTATGAAGTAACCATATAATATCAGCTGTTTTTGTAAGAGTAACTTCTTTCCCGCAAGTATCTCTAATAAATCGTACAGTTTCTTTCATTTTATTTGGAACTTCTTTTTTTAGTTTAGCTAGGTAAACTCTATCAATAAACATTCCTGTCTTCTTTATCTTGGAGATAGTGTAAGTAGCTTTTGGCATAAATTCTGCACATAAACTGTACAGTTGTTTATCGTAAGTACGGGAAGAATCTGCCATTCTTATTCTGAGCTCCTGAGTAGTTGCATTATCTGGCAAACCGTAGATTCTACGCATTTGTTTGTTATTAAGCTGAAACGTAACATCCGTATCGCCTGCTGCGTATCTAAGAAGAAGAGGTACTGGAATTTCTAAAATTTCACCAGCCTTAATCTTCTTGATCACATCTCCATCTTCTTCATATCCTCCGTACTCAGGAAGATAATCCCAAGCAAGTTTCTTTAACGTATACTCTCCTGCAAGCATACGTTCATCTCCTCCACCTCTATTCTCGTCTAACAGATATTCATTTAACATAGTATCAAAGATAAGATTCTCTACCTTTATTCCCCACTGTTCCCAAATATACTCAATATCAAACTGCCCATTATGAGCTTCCTTAAGCGTGGAAGAAGTGAGAAATCTTTTAATAACACCTAAAGACTTTTTAGGTAAATTCCTAGTATTAATAGCGCAGGATTTACCAGGTGCCCATGCAAAAGATATTGCAATTACTTCCGCGTTAACAGCCCTAGAGTCTAATCCAGTAGTCTCAATATCAAAAGCAACTACCATGTTAGGTTGATCTGTAAGAGGACCTAACGTATTAAATATTTCTTCATATGTAGAAGGGTAAGTATAATCCTTCGAAATATCCATAATGTCCGGAGGAGTAAAACCGTATTTAAATACCTTTATAGCCTTTCCTAAATCGATTAAGACTGTAGACCACAGGTTAGGAAATTTATTTACATCCCCTACAGAGTGAGTAGGTATGAAGAATACATCTCTATCTCCTACGTTATGCTTATAAATCTTTCCCCGGACTTTATCGATTGACGTAATTTTCTGTAAAGCCTGTACCGGGGATCCTTTGCATGCCGCTCGTCCCATAAGGACCACGACTTTGCATCTAGAGAGAAATATCTTGCGGCGAAGAATATTTCCACACTGTCGGATAACTTTAATTGGATAATCACTGGTCTTCTTTTTCTTATCAAAACACATTACACCTGTAGTTAATCCAAATTTAATTAGATTACCTTGGTGAATGTAGTTTCTTTTTATAAACTTCTTAACCCCATACCACCGCTTACCTTTAAACTCCCAACCAGTATCTGGATTTGCAGAACTTTTAGGAGGATATGGAATATCTTCTTCTGCAGGTTTATCTCCTACAATAAGGATATCCACACCTGTCTTAAGTATCGGTTGCTCTCTTGTTCTAGGGTTGCAATAATATGGGCAACCGGAACACTCGGTAAACTTTGGTTGTACTTTTCCCCTAGTGAGCGTAAAGTAATCCATCTCATCGATAAGATCATTCAGACACTCTTGAGGTGGTTGCGGGTGGTTCCGCGTTGGTATTGCTGTCATCTGTGCCTATAAACAATTCTTTATCAAATTCGTATCCCCTATTAGATACTCTTTTACATAACCCTTTATGAGTTAAATCCTTTAGCATCTGAGGCAATAGTGTTCTATTGCGACCAAAGGTACCATGCTTTTTCATACCGATAATAAGCTTCTGTATATCTAAAACTACTTTATCTTTATCTGTAATATATCCTACTTCAATAGATCCTTCCTGGTATCCATGTATTGAGAAGAACTTAGTTTGAATAAGAGCTGAGATTTCACCAATAATAGAGGTCTCAGTAGACTGTTCTTTAATATTACATAAATTTCTAGATAATACTTCTAAACCTACTACTTTAGCTTCATCCATTAATTCCACTACTCTAGACTTAGGTAATTTAGCATCTGACTCCAGATAACATAAAAAAGTATTCAATCCAGTTAACATCTTGGTTATCTGGTGGTAAGATCTTTCTAACTTGTGATCCGGCATTTCTAAATCATATAAGTCTACGTGTCTTGAATCATATGTATATTGTAACCACCTGATAAATCCAGGAGTCACATGTCTTAGATATTCCACGTTATCTTTCAACTCTTCAATAATACTTAAATCAACGTCTTGCTTCTTGAATTCAATCTGGACCATCCTAGATAAGATAGATAGTTGATTAGTAGGAATCATTTCACCTGTAACAATTAAGGCCTCATTAGATACTGAACGGCCTTTTCGGAAAGAAAGATCCTTGTTAAGACGGGATCTCCCTTGTCTGTCGTACAGGCTCTGGATAATGAGCATGATTTTTTCCGCACTGTCTCTTTCCGGTTTAACGTCATCCAGTAAGAGTGGAGCATTATTAACATAAGATATAGCCATTTCTACGGACATAGGAGTGTCATTAGCATGAGGCCATTTTATCTCAAAAGGATCTGAGTAAAATAGGCCCATTGTTACCTGGGCAAAAGTCGATTTAAAAGACCCAGCAAGTCCTCTAAAAAAGAGAGCATGCGGAGGAGGTAGCTTTCTAAAATACGGCGTAAGCAATGAACTAAAGGCATGACCTAAAGTCAGTAAACTATTTCTTCTATTTAGGGAATTTAGATACTTCTCTATTATTAAATCTCTACTAGTTTCTAAGTCATAATATTTCAAATCCTTTAAAGTGAAGTCTACAGCATTAAAGAAGTTACCTATTGTATGATCTGCCTTAGTTACATTAAAATCAGTGTTTACTCTGAATTCTCCGTTTTCAACTATAGTAGAAGGAGTGACATAAGACCTTGTTCCGGGAATATATCCAACACGATCTATTCCTTTGAATACCGGTGTCTCTGCATTTGTCCTAGAAATAAGCTCGGGTAAAACTCCTTTAATCTCAGTAAGTCCTTGGACACCAATAGGAAATCTAGTAGTGACAAACTTAACAAAGTCCTCTGGAGTGATAAGCTTAGAACTTGGGAGACTAAAGGGATCTCCTGTTTTCTTTCCATTTAATAACACATGTCCTTCTATTTCAAACTCATCCTTATCTGGAAACTTGACGATCTTATCGTACCGCACAACGAAGTTAGTGATTGGTCGATAATGACCATTTCCATCTTGGTCAGGTACCCACACCATATACCCTGAGTTATCAATTGAAAACGCCCCTGCCCTGCCAATTCTAACAGATTTCTGACGCTTAGTTTTTCGTTCAAGTGCGGCTCTAAGTCTCTGATAGCCTAGTTGAGGATCTGAAATTCTTTGTTGAAGCTCACTAGCATATTCATCTCTCATTAGATCTGATAAACCATAATCATTTGCAAGATCAACCACTAAGTTAATCCCTTTGATTCTAAGATTAGCTGGATCCGTTTCATTTAGATTAGAGTAAGCTATGTGTCCTTCTTCTGCTAAATAAGAAGATATGGATTTCCTATCGTTTACTAGGCAATCACGTATGTCATCTGCCTTTAAATCTTTAAATAAATCCGCAGGATCAGTTCCAGGATTAGAAGCATATTGACTAGGAGTAATAACATCTACAGTCATATGATTATTAATAGAGGATTTAGCGCACTTCTCTACAAATGTTTTTCCTCCTGCGTCATTATCTGGAAGTATAGTTATATGACTAATACCATGTTGTCTTATGCTATCAAAGGTTTTAGGATTGGTAGCAGCAGAGCCCGATCTGCAGACCATAGAGAAGACATTACCATATCGTGAGAGAGCTTTGTACTGTGGTATGAGAACATCGAACTCTCCTTCAAGGAGGATAAGATCGTTGTCGGCAGCCCCATCGCTTGAAAAAGCTGTAAGTCCAAAAAATCCAATGTCTGATGCAGTTCCTTGAGGCCCACACCAAACTCTAGTTTTAGTGTCAATATCATAGAATTTAATTCCTGAGATCTCTCCAAAAGTTCTTTCGTAAATAAAGCAGAAAGACTTTTCTACTTTGAGCTTCCCAGCCTTATCTAGTAAATGAAGAGATTTTAAATCTCTTTTAGTAAATTTATATGCTTCCAACATTTTAGAATCAAAATAACCTATATGAAAGCGATCAATCAATACAGTTACGTCTTGAATACCTCTAGTATATAAGTAATTTCGTATAGAGTGAGCTTCCTCAGAATCCGATTGTAGACGGTCTTTAATAAACTTTATAAATTTGGTATAGAGCTTCTCTCTAGAGATCATCTTCTCTATAGAAGAAATTAATCCCTTTTTTTCGTCTATATTTTTAAAATTAAGTTTACTTACTAACTCTTTTTCAACGATAAAATTAACAGCATTCTCTACATTAATAGATACTTTAGAAGCCAGTAGAAAATCAATAGCTGTCCCTTTACCACACCCAGCCCAACAAACCCAACGATCTATTCCGTCTACTGTTCTCATCCCAAAGGAAGGATTATTATCACTATGAAGTGGACATTTACTTTTCCCTCTTTTATTAATGAAGACCCCTGGATGGGTAACTGAAACAAGATCAACCATATTGATCTGTTTTAGTATGTCTTTTGGATTAAATTTAGGTCTCAAGATGCAACACCTTTCGGGAACCTAGGAAAACCCAGGTCCCCTTTTGGCTTTATACGATATTAGAAGGAGGAGCTTTTTCCACTGACTCAGTCTTATGATGTCGAGTGGTAAATCCACGGACAACTTCCAGATACTTTTTCTGGATAAATTTTAGTGCAGGGAATAATGCAGGATCTGTTAGGAAAGTTCCTTTTTTAATAGGAACATAAAAGCGTCTTTTATTCTTAGTTTCTTGTTTAGTAGCTAGAGTAAAAGTTGTCTCATAAACAGCTTTTGAGTTTCGTTTAGTAAGCTTGGCAATATCTTTACCTAATCTTGCTCCTGATCTAGAAAACTTTAGCACAAAAGGAGTACTCTTAAAATCTGAAGGAACAAACAATACATTTAAAGCTTTAGTGCAAGCAGGAGGTTTTTTACCTTCCCATTTACTGAACTGACAATTTTCACATTTCTTTGAAAATTTTGTAGGATCAATAGGAGTAATCCCATCTGGTGACTTACAAACAGGACTAGAAGTGTCCTGTACAAAATAAGCTCTATCTCCCCACATAACTAAGGGAATTAAATCTATCTCATTACCTAAAGCTAGATCTTCTAAGAAGAAGTCTCCATACTTGATATCTTTAAAGGGCCCTTCTCCAACATCAATACTTGTAGTTGAGCTCTGTAAAATACTACAATACTGTAACTCTATACCGAACTCATCATCTAAAAGATCACCTTCTTTTTTTCCGCCTGCTGAGAAAAAGGATTCTACCCTGGCTAGTAATTCAGTATCTTCGATTTCAAGTTTTGCAATTTCAAACGTCTTTTCTGACATTAAGTTTCTCCATTAGTTTAATAGCATCTATATGCTTCTTATTTTGGTTTATAGAATAAAGAATATCTCCACTACAACACCTATTAGGAATTTCAGAATAGGTGAGAGGGCGAGTATCTCCTTCCTTGAAGAAGAGCTCCTTTTGATAAGGAAAGTTAACTTCTTCGAATTTAGGGATAAACCTTATCTTTACGACAAATTTTTTCTTAAGTACGTATAATTTTTTTCGCTTGTCTCTTTTAGTTCCAATAGATAGTAGCTCACCTCTGCACCCTATTAAAGTAGAGTCAAATTCTTCTTTAATTAATTCAGATACAGGTAAGTATAACTCCTTTATAATTAAGGGGTTAGCTTTGACCTTTTCCATGAAACTAGGGCAAGTTCCATTGAAGCCAAGTTCACAATTATAACACACTAAACAAATGCAATCCCAGTTTTTAAGTTGAGGGCAAAAGATAGCAGTATTTGAAGCTAAACCTTTAGTTTTACATTTACTGGCAAAAGAAAAATTATTCGAATCCGGATATCTTCTAACTGGTTCTACCATTAGACTTCCATTTTCTGATCTTTGCTAAATAGGGTGTATGCCTCAGCATAGTCTACATTTTGTAAAGTAGATACTTCTCTATCAGTGAATAGCTGCGCATTAAATGTTAACCGAGGAGAACACATTTGAGTTACCTGATTATTATTTTTATAAATCTCACACTTGCCAGCAAGCTTACTTAATACAAACTTACATAAACGACAAGGACTTTCATATAGTACGCCCTCTACTATTAATCCCATGTTATGGCTATTAGCTAGGAGAATCGAATAAAATTTACTTGCCTGATTTAAACTAGCGTTTTTAAGATTTCTACTATTCACTAAGACCATTACTTCTGGGCTAAGACCCCACTCTTTAATATTAGATCTATAGTCTCCTATTGAAGGAACAAAAGGAACTACAGTGTACATAGCTAGTACATCATCTCTAATTAGTTTAATACCTGAATTTATCAGTTTAATATTGGCTGCTAATTTAGAAGTAGCAGGGGACCATCTACTATAAGGGAAAGAAAGTATTTCACTTAAATCAGTACCTGACATAAATTGATAAAAGTTGGCTATCTTTGTCCAGTCTACTTTAGATAATACATAGGCATTCTTAAAAAGTTTTTTAACATTAGCTAAATCTTTAACTAGGTAAATATCTCTAGGTGCACTATCTACGGTACATCTTATTTTGAATATAGAGTTTTCAGTTATAGATTTCAAGAAATCTCCTCAGTATGCATTATCATATGAAATTTCAATATGAGTACCATAAGTTACAGGAGCCTTATATCCTTTAGGGGTTATCCATGCTAAAGTATAGTCAGGTTCAATCTTAGGAGCATTGCCATACCCATCTGTGAAATATAATACGATATCGGGATTAAGATTTTCTTCCCCCCATTCTAACGGTTTTACAAAATCAGTCCCTCCTCGACCATGTATGTTAAAGTTAAAATCTCCTATATTCTTTAAACGATAGTGATTTTTAACCTGTGTATCTGCTTCTACTACCCAAATATAAACGTTCTTATAATGATCCAATAGAGAACACAGAATTCCAGCTGCAGCTTTAAGATCTGTTGAGGAAATAGATCCAGAAGTATCAATAAAAAAAGCAATCTTATAAGATCTTTCAATTACTTTACCAGGGAATTTAGAAACTTCAGCAGGAAGTCCCCAATATCTACGGTTAGATCTCATAATAGATCTTTTCTTAAATGCAGGCATTCCAGATCTAACTGTAGAATATAGAATCTCAGCCCAACTTACTTGACCTTCCACATCTAAATAACCTGAAATTAGTTCCTTTAAATATCCTGGAATATCTCCCTGCATACGTTCATGCTGCTTGACACAGTCTTGCACATAGTCAGGGAGATTCATCTCTTGCTTAGCATTGCACTTTGTCATAGCCTTAGCGCTAGCCTCTACTAACTTGCCATCAACCAACATCTGCCCCCACATATGATTAGTGATAGCTCGTTCTTCAAACTCTTCCTCTACCTCGTCTTTAATGGCAAGAGCATAGACTTCCATAGAACGGTCAGGTTTAAATTTTTTAGCGATAGGGGAAGGACTATCCGGGTGAGGCATCCAAGCATCAGATATAACTTTCTTAACCACCCTTTCAGGATAATGCTTAGTTATAATGCTATTATTAGCTAAGTCCGCTGCTATATTCATAACTTTATGAGGGAGATTATTTAATAATTTGTTATCCCAATAGCGTTGCACATGTTCTAGTAACAAATGAACCATCTCATGCTCGACAACAAATTCAAAATATTTTACGTCATCAATACTTTCAATAAATTCCTTATTATAAACAAGCTTTATTCCTAAGAAAGTCTCAGGATCACAACAAACTCCCATAGTTTCACACACTGAACTATCTACCTCTTCTCGGGTAATGCCAGCTACTACAGAAGCATAAAAACTCTTTGTAAACAATAATCTAGATATGGCTTCTTCGATATCTCTTATTTTAGGTTTAACTTTATCTATCAGGCCCATTGAATGCCCTCTCTAGAAGATCTTCTTCTAAGTATCTAATAAAACGTTTCATAGTCATAGGCTGTAAAAGAGTCATTAAGCCATAGAGCTCGTGTCGCCTAGTGGGCTTTTCTGCTTTCTTATCAAACAATGCTTTCATTGTCATAGGACGTAAAATTAGCCCAGTCTCATTCCACTCTACGAAGGAGTAACTAGGAACTATTTCAGGAAAGTCTCCATCTTCTCCTAATAAATTAAGACAACATTCAATCATATCTTCGATATACTCGAATGTCCCTTTCCCAGTCTCCATATATTTTTTGATAAAAGGAGAAAGGATAACTTCTACGTCTCCTTTTTTCATGATATTTTCTCCATTATATAATCCTGCAAAGTACCTTTAATGTCTATTAACTTAGACTCTTCAAATACTACTAGTAAAGAAACAATAATGCCTTGGGCTGTTACTTCCTTTTCAGGAACACTTTGTTTTATAAAGGATACTGTTGTCCCATTACAGGATATTATCTTACAATAGTCCATATACAAAAGAGGGATTTCCAAATCCTTACATACTTTTTGAAGTACATTGGGAATTATTTTATTAACCCTGTTTCTTTTCTTAGGATCAAATAACAAACTTAATAAGAGTTCATCGAGTTCTATATTCTCCATTCAAATCACCTTTCAATATTGTATAATAGAAGTAGGAGGACTACCCATGGATCATTACCACGACAGTTGTCATACAGAGTTAATTAAAATAGCGGTAGATATAAATTTACCTGAGTATGTTAAGGAAAAAGATTTAGATGCAACTGATCTGAAAAAGCTCTCTTCTTATGACTTTGCTTTTCCAGAAGCAAGATATTTTCCAATCCATACTAAAGAAGATGTTATTCTTAGCTCGGCTTTTTTCCTAACTAAGAAAGCAGAATTTGGAAAATACCAGAATTCTATCTATGATAGATTACGTTCAGCGTGTATATCCTATAACATACTAGATGATTTTAATAACTTAGAGAACTTTGAAAAACAAGCAAATGTAAAGGAGTATGCTCTACCTGAGTTAAAGAAGTTCCCTATAAACACTGAAGCTGAGGTTGAAAAAGCAGCCAGTTGGTTGTATAAACAAAAAGATTCATTCCCAGAGGATCTATATTTTAAAGTAAAAGATAGAATTGAGAAGAAAGCTTCAGAATTAAAAAGAACCTCCGTACACTTTGGAATTCCAGGTCTATTGGATCTCAAAAAAGCTGCTGAGTATATGACCCATAGAGCTAAGAAAACTTCCAATCCAATGCTTAAAGAAGCTATGGCTAAAATTACAAAAGCTATGATCCTCTCTCAGCAGGACGGTTCCTCTGACCAATCTACCATTAAAAAAATCTCTGAGTTCATTGATAGATTTGATAGACTTACTGGCATTAATAAGAGAGGTTCTTACCTTTCAGGTAGAGAAGCAATTACTAGGAGTTCTCTATTTGAGAAGCAAGCAAGCGCTTCCTTGATTATTGATGGTCATAAGTACACTTCTTCTGATCTTGAAAAAGTCTCTTTAGCTAAATTAAGGGATGGACTCGGAGACTCATTTGTAAATGCTATATCCTCATCCTCCGGTGATCTAGATTTAGAAAAGTTTGCGGAGATAGCAAACACCTTACCTTTACCTGATAAGAAGATACTAGCGATGTATCTTTAGGATTTTTCATCATGAAAGTTAAACCTGACTCCATAGTAGCTGAGGCTTTTACTGACGAGAAGACTACAGCTTTTATATTACATACTGTATGCTTGAACAAGTACGGCATCGAATGTTTGGACTGGGAACCTGAAACTTTATGGTTAGAGATATATGAAGATTTTCATATTGATGTAGAAGAGTCTAATAAAGATAAACTACAAGCAAGCATCACATTAGTTAAAACAAATGTCTTCTATGAAGATTTTCAGGCTTTTGAAGGGATAGGTAAAGCCTTTAATGGACAGGATCCTGACTTTGAATATATTACCCCTTTAACCCCAGAAGAGTGTGCTTGGACAGTTAAAGAAGCTAGACTTATAGACTCTACTCCAGAGGAATTTAGTCTTGAAATAAAAGCCTACGTGAGGGAAGTTCTGAGAGAGCATGGACTTATGACTGCTCCACCAGAACTTTCCTTCAGTAGTCTAGGGGAATTTTATAAGCTCGATCACTATGTACCGCTAGAGTTAAGAAAACCTGTAATGGCGGAACAAAAGATTAAGCTTAAGAAAATACAACTTTACGACCAATTCAAAAAGGATCGCATAGAACGAGACTTAAAGCGTTACTTTAGTTAGTACCCCTCCTCTTCCTTACCTTGATTAATTTGTGGCTTTAGCTTCATTCTCTACTGCATCGCTAGTATCTAAGAGACGAAAGACCTTATCACGAGTCTCTGCTTCCTTTAAAAGAGCTCCCTGCCAGAAGTTCTTATCATCTAGCTTATCTTGATTCTGAAATTCCTCAGCTAGCTTACGATTAAAGTGGACTGCGGTATCATCAGGTAGATCTACAAAGAATCTTCTGAAATTATTGACTTGCCTTTCAACATCCTGCCCTTTAATGTCAATCTCAAGCATAGTAAAAACAACAGAGTTGCCCAGTTGAACTAAATAATCCAAACGTCCTTTCTTTCGAAGAGAGACTATTTCAGGAGCGACTTTACTATAATCATTGAGGATATCTCTAGGATCAATTTGTGAATGATAGCTCTCAAAATATTTAATGAAATCTACCATAAACTTTTTGCCTACAAATCCTGCACCTAACGGAAGTAAGTCATATACGTGATCTTCAGGACCCATTACATTTATTATATCTGAGATAGTTTCCCAGGCAGCAGGATTAGAAAATACCTTACCAGCTTGAAGAGAAGTTTCATTCAAGATTTTATCGTTATTCTTCATAAGATACTCAATAACTGAAGGATGATACTTATTCCTCTTAGCGTATTGAATAAATCCATGAACATCTAACCCAACTTCAATCCACCCTAACCTACGACGAAGAGCGGGGGTAGGTTTAGTAGTCTGGTAATTTTTACCATCCGGATTCATAGCAGCAACAACCGACCAGTTTTCTGGAAGAGTATAAGTACCAAGTGTTCTTGACCCAAGAAGTTCAAATAGTGCTCTCAAGACAGTACTGTCTGCTTGGTTTAATTCATCTAAGAATAGAATACCGTACCCATCTCTAGGAAGCTCTCTTAGCTTCAGAAAGTCCACAACTTTCTCTTCCATGTCTGGAATTGGAATTCCAGTAAAGTCTTCAGGAAGCTTCTGAGATGCGATCATACAAGTTAAAGTAAAAGGCTTCCTATAAATTTCAGAAAGCAAATCTGTAGCTTGTCCCATAATAGAAGTCTTACCGATCCCAGCAGGACCAACAACAGCGAGAGGTTTCTTAGCTTTATAAGCTAGAACCACAGTCTTTATTAACTTAGTAATAGGCATCCATTCAAAGTCATGCTTAGCTGCATATGAATCTTTACCACCTTTATTTTTAGCATTACCTGTAATATTTGACAATTTATTCTCCTAGATTACAGTCCAGTACATGGATGCCAATTAGCACAAGATGTAGGGCTGCAAAAAGTTCCAAGTCGATTAGGGGGAAAATTCCCCTTTTGTATAGAATCATATATCCTAGCCATCATATCTAATGTAGAGTCTAAGTGAGCTTGATTTAGCTCATAAGTTACTTTAACAACTTTAGGAGTTTTATTTTTTACGACATACTCAAAGGATCCCCCAGGTACATCTATGTTTAATCCTTCACGAGCTAACATGAAATAGGTATTCATCTGGAGATCATAGCCCGATGATCTAGGAACATAATACTTCCCAGTAGCCTTTGATCTAGGAGGGGATTTACCGGAGGTCTTTAAGTCACATATATGTCCATCTTCATCTATACGATCTACTATTCCCTGGAGAGCAAAATCATAACCTGGAGGATACCAGAGTATACGTTCCTCTACATATTTAGGTTTCATTTCTTGTTTTTGGAAGAATGTATAATAAGTATCTATTAACCTATTAGCCATCTTTTCCTGCTCCATCATAACTTCGACAGTATCTGTGACTCTATCTAACTTAGATTCCCAATAGATTTTAGCTTTATCTTTTACGTATGTAAGATCAGCGATCTTCTCGTGATCTATTAAGTAATTACACATTACCTCATGGGCCGTATGGACGGTGGATCCTACGTGAGCATAAATATTAAATGATCTTGGAATAGATTTATCTATATATATTGCTTTAAATAAAGCTGGACATCTCATGTACTGAAGAAATCTAGATATACTCATAATTTCTTTGTTAGTATCTACTACTGACATTTAAACTCATTCCTTTTTAATTTTGATATACTGTTTATTGAATTCATCGAGAGACATATCTTCACTAAAAAAGTATGCTTCTCCTTCTCGAGCTGCTTTTTTAGCTATTATGTCCGCTACCGAATTCCAATATATAGCTTTTTTATCTCTAGCTGAGGTATAGTCTTCTGATTTCTTATGAGCAGAGACTTTATATAAACTAATTTTTTCATTCAGCTCAGGAGCTATTAAAAGGGCACGTATCCTCTTTATTCTTGGTTGAAAAATAGTAGATCGATATTGTCCCGATATTGACATTACTGCATACTTACTATCTGAAAATAAACTTAGATTATCTAATTTAAGGTTAGCAATCACATACTTTAATGAACGTTCAATTGCTAGTAATTCAGAGTCTATACTTGTAACAAAAGAACCTAGATATTTAGCCAATAGAACTACCCTATCTTCATATAAAATTACAGAAGCAGCTCCACCATGTCCTGGGTTAGAAGGCATAGCGGAACCGTCAGTGTACACTTGAACCTTCATAAGGCTTTACCCATAAGTAAAATCCCTTTCCATCGTTAGGTTTGATTCTAAGCTTTCCAGTACTTTCGTCGTGAGCGTTTATTATGTCCTCTGAAGTTCTCCCACAATGAACACATTCAAGTTTTAAGAATCCATTGCAGAAATAATGAGGACAGTTACTCTTTATTTGGATTATCATTTCAGTCTCCAACCCAGACAATGAAGCCATGTTGATGCTTATAAAGTTTTATCTCCTGATTCATCCTTGAATGATACTCTCTAATTTCTTGTAAAGTTCTTTTACAGCGATTGCACCTATCTTTAATCCAAGAAATCTCATGTATGTCACACTCAGCATAAAGTCGAATTATCATACTCTACTCCACAAGATATGCAAAATTTAGAATAATTCTCAGGGTCTAGTGACCATACATGTCTATGCAGTTTCCTATGGAAGACTATCACCATCCAATAACTCGAGACCACCTTTCTAGATATTCCTGATGCCTAGCTAAGGCTTCGGGACTTAACTCTCCTAAAGGCTCGCTCTTAAAAACTATATCGTCAAATGGGCTTTCAGGTTTAAGCTGTATTATCATATTCCCTACATACCTTCTTTCTAGAGACTAACATCCGAAACTACTAGCCCCGTTCCTGTAGCCCCAGCTATTGCTACAGCTACTGCTCCAGTTCCAGCTACTGCTCCTGCTCCAGCTCCAGCTACTGCTAAAGATATAGCTCCTGCTCCAGCTATAGCTACTGCTCCTGTATTTCATTTTACGAGTAATTAGCATCCGAAACTCTTGCTACTGCTCCTGCCCCAGCCCCAGCTCCAGCTA